GTTCATGCTTGTCACGGCTTCGTAGAAGCGAGGCGCGAAAGGCGACTGGAGGAGACGCATCAGCTTGAGGACGGTCTCGAGGTCTTCGCGGAAGAGGTACCTCCAGTAGTAGACGAAAGTCCGCAGGTTCTCGGCCTCACGCGCGGAGAGGACGATCGAGCCCGCGGGGATGGGATGCAGGCCACAGTGCGGGCAGCCGCCATCATCGGGGCGCGTGGTGTGCGGCACCTCGGGGACATCGAGCTCAACCTCTCTGATGAAGTCGAGGCAGTCTTCGAGCTGAGTGCGAGGCAGTTGGTCGTAGCGTGCGATCTGGTAGCGTGCCTTGATGGCGCGGTAGATCGTCCGATAGTTCGATGAGGTCTTATGCGCACGGATTGCCACTTCGCGCTGGATGGCTCGCTGCTCTGCGGGCGTGATCGTGGTTGGTGCCTCGAGCTCGTGCTTCATGCGTTCGAACTCGTCGTAGAACGCGCACTTGAATTCGAGTGCCTTCGAGCCGGTGAACCCCATGGCGAGGATGCAGAAGCCTTTCTGGTCCATTAGGAACACTGGATTAGACCGCGATGCGCCATTACCGGTCTCGATCTGTTCTTCTCGTGCAATGAAAGACTTGGAGAGATCCGTGTTCTTTTCGATGAGGTCTCGAATGCCACGAAGAACGTCATTGTGACGCTTGCCGAAGTACTCGGCAACAATTCGACTGGATGTGACGGGACGACCTTCAATAATCTTGAAGGCTTGAGCGTTGATGATTGACATTGCTGTCTCCTATTGAGGTTGCACCTCGCGCCCGTTTCTCAGGCGGGTGGGCGAGGACTTGCGGGGTGAGAAAACCGTTCAATAGGAAACAGCCCCGCCGAAGCGGTCCCGCAAGCCTCTCCCATAAAGGAGACGAGCATGTGCGCAATTTTGCGCAGATGTTCTTTGCTCACAAAAAAAGCCGCGTTGGCGGCCTTAGCGCCTATTGATTTGGGTTTCTCAGGCCCGCGTCGCACCATTGCGGTGCCGACACGAGAAGCATACCCGAAACACAGGCGCGTTGTCAAAAGCGAGAAGTAAGCCACATATCAGGACGGTCGCCTAGAGTAGACTGGTTGAAAGAAGAGGAGGTCCTTGTGAGCTACACAATTCACACGATCGATGATTTGCTAAAGGCCGGAGACAACTTCAAGTTTGAGAACGTGTCTCCGGATCTCATGACCCTTCGGATAAAGATCCACGGAGAACAATTTGATAGCTCTATTAGTGGCGACGTGGCTAAATCCCTTGGAGCTCTTCAAGTTGCTCTGTATCGGGCGGCGGCTGAGGTGCTTCACGGTACCTCACGCATCACAGCTCTTAGTGCTGAAGAGAAAGCGCAGTTTGAAATTGTCATAAAGGTCTCTCCTGGCTGTTCTGACATCCAGATCCCGGGTCTTAAATACATTTTGTCTTTGATAAGCAAAATGACTGAAAACATGGATTCAAAGCATAAGTGCATCGTCGCATGCTTTGCGATATGCGCATTCGCCGGCATTGTAATTACGCCCTTTATCACGAGAGCGATTGAAAACGATCAAACGGTAGCCGGCATGGCTGATATGGCTAGGGCGTTGACAGAACCCATTAAGACTGCTGTGGAGGTTGCTGGGGATGCGACGGCCAAGTCAGCTCGAGATGCAGATTCGGTTGACTGGGGTGAACGTCATTACAGCAGCGAGGATATCCGAAAGCTGAACACCAGGTCGCCTCGTCAGGAAGCAGAGGCAGATACCTTTGAGGCCACCTGTCAGGTCACTGGGTTCCATCGTGATGGGAACATCATCAAGGTGGATCTGAAGGTAGTGGATGGTAGTGAGGAATTGACCGTAAAGATTCCGCCTCCCGGATTGTTTGATGATGCAATGCCTGAGCGGCCTAGTGAAGTTGCTGCGATCATGGAAGTTGGCTCTTGCGTTGCTGTTACGATTCTTGTAAAGGAAACAAAGTCGAAGACGGAGCGCGTGCTGGTATCATGGGATGTTCTTGCGACCCAGTAAAAAGATGTGCAACAGTTCAAAAAGCATTCAAGCGCCACCGGGGGAACTCCGCCGCTCGTGATGGCGGCCGGAAGCGCGTTGTCAAAAAGCCCCCGGCTTTCGCCGAGGGCTAGTGATCATTTTCGTGGCGTCACGAAAATGGTCAGAACGGGTTGTCGTCAAGCGGAGCGTCGTCGTAGGGATGCGCAACCGGAGCCGACGGCGTGACGGGCTTGGCTTCCTTGTCCTTCAGGTTCTTGAACTTAGCCTCGACTGCCTTGGCCTCGAGGTTGTTCAGGACTTCCTTCGCGTTCTGCCCGGTAACCTGATGGAACGGCGTGATGATGTTCATCTGGTAGGTCGTCTTGATCTGGCCTTCGTGCTCATACTCGCGGTTCTCGCGCTGGAGGAGCAGGCCGATGGTCTGGCCCTCGAGTGCGCCGATGCGATAGCCCGGACGCTTCGTGCCGTCGCGGTTAAAGACCTGCGCTTGCGTAGCCTCAACCTTATCGAGCTTGAGCACGGCAAGCAGCGCGTCCATGATGTCGGCCCCGAAGGTGCGGTCGCCGTTGCGAGAGGAGACAAAGAGGCGGATAAAGGCCATCTTCTCGCCGCGCTCTTCGGCGGCCTCACCGCACTCGATCCAGCGAAGCGCCTTGAAGGCGAACTCGACGTAAGTCGCGCCCGCCTTGCTTTCGGCGACTTCAACCTGTGTGAGGGTGCCGACGTACTTGCCGGACTTGTCGATGCCGTTGAAGCCAGCAACCTTTTCCGCAGACTTGCGGTTCATGGTAAAGGTAGTGATCATTCTTCGTTTTCCTTGTGAGTTAATTTTGTAGATGAGCGAGTAAAGGTTCGTGCTGGCGTAAAGAGTGCTTTTTCAATCGACCACCCAAGTCGACGAATACGAGCTAGAACAAGAGAGTGACTCAGCCCGGTTTCTTCACACCATTCAGAAAGGCATTTACCTTTGTATAAAAAGTTATCTCTTCGATTTCGATTCTGAATTTTTTGCGAGACCCATCGACAGTTCGATGGTTCGTAATTCCCGTTATTGTTGATGCGGTCGATTGTCAAATCTTCTCGATAGCCATGCGATTGCGCCCAGTCTCGGAACGAAGTGAAGTCGTTACGCCATTCTTCGCACATCGTTATGCCGCGCCCGCCGTAGTTCTGATAGGCAGCGTCCGTAGGTGTAAAACACCGTCCTTTGATGTGGCTCCAAGTGCGATAAAGACGAGTCTCTGTTTCGCCATGGGTTACGCTTCTCGCAATCCGCATTTCGTTGTTGAGACAACCGCACGAGTTGGTAGCGCCGTGACGAAGCGGATACGATTCCACGGTTGTGCGATTCCCGCAGTCACACTGGCATTCCCAAAAAACTCGCGTTCCCTTTCGTTCGACTTCGCCAATTACGACAAGTCGACCAAAACGCTTGCCTGTGATGTCAATTTTTCGCATAGCTACCTCTGTATTAGCTCTCTGAATTAGTGGAGGCGGAAGGGCGTCAGAGTTGCGCCTTTTTGGTGATCAGCCTATCCGCTTCCAAAACTCACTCTTCTTCGGGTTCGCCAATGCCCCAGTACTCGCAAGCGATACGGTCGATCTCTGCCAGATCGTTTTCGATCTCAGCCTGCTCGAACATGCCGAGCGGGGTCTTAACCGTGTCGTTGCCGGAGTTTCTGGTGGTGAAGCGATACCGATTGTCCGTGACCTTTGTTCGTAGAACCGTGGTGAACATTCCCTCGACGCAAATCTTTTCTGAAAGCAGCCTGCCAAGGGTTTTCACCTGAACGTTGCCCATGTCATCTGTTTGCGTGTGGGCAAAGACATAGACTCGTTTGTTTGCGTCAAGTTCTGTCGCGGCTCTGATGATGTTGTATCCGTCCTGCCCGATCTGCTTGAAGAGATCGAACTGGTTGCCGCCAGATGGCGACTCCATGTACTTGCGGGTCAGGATGTAGTTCCAGTCGTCAATGACGATGATTTCATGCGGCCACTTCACCATGCAGTTGATGATGTACGCAGGATCGGCAGAGACCACAATGTTTCCGCCGTCTCCCTTTGCTTTGATTTCCCTCCAGTTTTTAGACCGGAAGGGAAGCGGCTTGCGAATGGGTTGAATCAGCAGGGTTTTCTTCGGGTCCAGATTGCGTAGACTGGCGGTCTTGCCAGTACCAGGGTTCCCGAGTATTAGCGTAGCGTAGCTCATGGTGTCGTCCTCAGAAAGGTATTTCGTCGTCGTTGATCGCGTAGAAGTCTTCGAGAGTCTTGCTGTAGATCGGCTCGGGACGCTTTGCCCGATCGCCGAACCACTGCGCGCGCTCGAACTCGTCGCGGCTGCTGTATTCGGGATACGGGTCGACGTCGACCTCGTCCTCAGGCTCGGGCATCGGTAGCTCGAGCGGCTCAAGCGTGGTGATCGTCATGCTTACTCCTCAATCTTGTGGCGCTCGTCGTACTCGAGTTCGAGCATCTCGCCGTAGAGCATTGAGGTTGCATGCTCAAGGGCTCGGTCGAGCTCCGAGCTGAGCGTGAGCGTCGCCTTGAGAGACGACTCGAAGTCGTCCACGTAGCGCGTCTCCATCAGCGCGTAGAGCGCTTTGATTCTCGCGTCGGGGTTTAGCCAGTAGGCAGGAAGCACGCGGTCGTAGTTGCTAAGGACGAACGTTCTGGCGTTGTCCATCGTTGCCTTGATGCCCTTTTCGTGCAGCTCAAGCGCGAAGTCTTTGAAAGTGTCCATTTATCTCTCCCAGTGTCCAGTAATGAGCGCTCCGGCGACGATTGCCAGCGCGCCGATGAAGCTGATGAGCGTCCAGACGCGTCCATGGCGCTCGCATGAAAAAGGCTCAGGGGCTTTCGCCGACTGAGCCTTTGCGAGCTTGCGCTGCTGTAGCGGTCGCTTTCGAGTAATTCGTTTCATGTCGAAATCCTGGGGGATGTGGTCGATGATTCGAACCGGGTCTGAGAAGCTCATTCGAGCACCTCGCCTTCGTCTTCGCCTTCGTCATCTTCGTCGTAACTTTCTTCGTCCTCATCCTCGTCTTCTTCGTCAGGGTCGGGGCCGCACCACTTTTCGTAGTCGTCGGGGCCGCAGCCGTCGGGGTAGTTCCAAGCCATATCGTTCTCCTTAATCAAAAATCCAGCGGTAGAGGGTGGCAGCCGCCATGGCCGGCAAGATCACCAGGCCGAAGAACCCGATCAGTCCTTCGAGGCCCTCGATGAAGTACCCGAGTACGCCAGAGCGGACTGGCTCCGTGCCGTCCGTGCCGAAGTAGGTGCGACGTGCGAGACCGTCGAGGTAAGTAATAAAGCGCTTCATGACGCCTCCGAAAAAAGAAAAGACATTCAGACGCCCTCGCTCGGAAGAACTGCCGGCTCGTGATGGCACGGGCAAGGGCGCGTGAATGTCTTTTGGTTTGTGGTGGGTGAGGGAGCCGGGGTGAACGCAAAAGCCTCTCGTCTGCAGATGCCCCGGCTTTGGGATCTGGCCTAGTGAGCCGCCAGATCGGCACATATCTGCGTCATGCCGTTGCCCTCGAAGTCGTTACGGAAGTGCCTCTATGAAGCACTGGATGTTCTTCGCGACCGCCTCGTACTTGTCAGGCGTGCGCACTTTCGACAGTACATAGGGGTCTGTGAACATGTAGAAGCTGAGCGCAGCGGCGAACGCTCTGCAATCAACGCTGAGCCGGCAGATGTCTTCGGCGGTCGGCTTCTTGATGCCGAGCCCGAGAAAGTACCCGGCGGCGAAGGTCTCAAAGTCTTTGATTTTTTGCATGATGTTCAGGCAATAAAAAGCCCCCGGCGTGTGCCGAGGGCTGTATGAACAAGGTGTTTAGAGCGTGAGATCTGGTGATTACTTTTCTTCTTTTACGTCGTTACGCCATAGTTTTGGCATAAATGAACCGATGAGCGATGCTGTTGGGACGGCCAAGAATGCGCACGTTACGATTGTTGGTTTGTCCATGAGTGCGCAGACGATGGCGCATAGAACGCAAACAAGAGATATGGCCAGACCGATGTTCTGGCCTTTTTTCTGTGCCTCAAGAGCTCCAGCGCTTTCTTTCGCTGCTATGTCAACAAGAGTGGATTTGTTTTTGGCATCCTGATCGATGGCAGAGTGTCGAGCATTTTGTTCGGCCTCGGCCATTCTGACGATTCTGTCTGCGATGCCAGGGAGAATATTCTCGTACCGCGCCAAAATGTCCGGGTGAGGCAAAGGTCCCTCAAAGGTTTCGGATTTTGCCGCGATTAGCTGAGTTTGAGCCTCTGTCTGGACGTCCGGCACATTGCCTTTACTGTCGGTAATCCGTTCTGGCTGCGTCGAGCTCTTTTCTTGCATAGGCTACAGCTTTATCGAAGTCTCTTTTAATGTTGATCATGTCTTCTGCAGGTGAGCGGTAAGACGTCTCGAACAGGCGACGATCAATTTTCGTTCGCACACGAGGCGGGTTCAAGGCTACAAAAGGAGCTACCAACCCATCGCACACGCCCTTCATGAAATTCGTCATGAGCGATGTGTTTAACTTAGTCATGATGTTCCATCCCTGAAATCGGGGATCGTCGTATAAGGTATCCTCATCTTACCCGCTGTAGGTGCGGATGTAAACCGCGTAGCCGTCCTTTCTTGTGAAAGCTGGTTCAAGCACCCTCGCAAGTCGATGACTCGGTATTCGGTTGAGTGGGAAGCGAAGGCGCTTGAATCGGCTCCCTCCTTTGGTTGTAAGCTAAAGACGTCGGGATCTAGCAGTTTCGACGTTTGTTTAACCAACTCCCAAAGGAGGGAATATGGAGCTATATGAAGTTCAGCGATTGGTGCAAAGGGTCTCCGATTTAGAAAGCCGCGTTGAGGCGCTTGAGGAAGCCCAAATCAACCCGTACAACATCGTGTCGTTTACGGCCGTTGCTGTAGCCGGACAAATGAACCTCAAGCCGATTCAGATGGATCCGGTGAACTGCGGTCTAGTATCTTTCGCAGGAGAGTTCGCTTACCGTCAAGACGTTGAGGTTCTTCAACTTCTAGCCAAGCGACATAAGCTTCTCTAAGAATCCTCTGGCCACTGGAAGTTCGGCAGCGTTCAAGCGCTTCACGCATCCAGTGGTCAGCGTTTCCGTTTTCTCTAAAAAGCTCTTCTGTTACTACTTCAAGAACCAACTCTTCGAGTAGCTCGTCGTCTGTACGTTCTGTCATGCAGTTCTCCTTTCGAAAACCCACCTAAGCCCTCTCTGTGGAAAGGGCTTAGATCGGCTTTCGATCAGGTCGCGGCTGCGCATCGTCTGCGCTCAGGCCGCTCGGTGCATCGCACTCTGCTTCGTTTCAGCTGATCCTGATCTAGCTCGTGGGGCGAGCATCCGTCGCTTTCAGGTGGTCCCCAACCCAACCGCACTGGAAGATGCCCTCCAGCCGTCCGCTCACTTTTCATGCGCGACCTTTGCGACTACCGTTCTGAGCTGTACTGCGCGTCGCTAGACCCTTCTAGCCAAAGCTACAGCCGCTTCTCAGGCGGTCCCCGACACAGCTAAGTGCCGAGATTCGGACATCGCTGCAGTCCCTTTCTCTCGCTCCGTGCCGCCGCCGAGGCTCCTTGCTCGGGAGGGCGGGGTTTCGTCCGCGGGAGGGGGCGCTGCAGCGCGCCGAGAGTGTTGCGGACAGCAATGCTTTCCGTAACGTTAAAGCCAGTTTACCATAGAACGGTAAAAGTGGAAAACAGGCGGCAAATAAATGCGCGGGAATTTGGAAAGGTAGGTTTAACCTATGTCAAACCCTTGCGAAATAGGGATGCAAAAAAGCCGGGCTTAGGCCCGGCTCTTGTGGTGGAGGGGTTTGGGTTAGAGGCGCTTTAAACATAGGCCGACGTAGGCGCGGCCGACGATGGCAATGTCCTCTTCGGTGGTGTCGATAGGCTTGTAGAACTCGTTGTCTGAAAGGAGGCGGAGGCCTCTGGGGATGATCTGTACGCGCTTGACGAATAGACCGTCTCCGATGCGGATGACGTACATGCCATCGCGCCGAACCGTCTTCTCCGACACGTCGACGATTACAGAGTCGCCTTCGCACAATGTCGGCTCCATCGAGTCACCGAAGGCGGTCATGATCTGCAGTGACCGCAGGTTCGCGGTCGGGCAATAGCGCCGGATCAGCTCGATCGACACTCTGACGAACCGGATCAGGATGAGCTCTCGGTCATTCAGGAAGCCCTGACCGCAGGAGACCTCGGCGTTGATGAGCGGGATCGATACTACATCGTCCGTGATGATCGTCTGCCCCTGGGGAGCGTTGCCGTCGCCATATTTGATATAGGCGGGCGTGACCTCGAAAAATTCGCACAGCTTCTCGAGACCGCTTTCGTTCGGCTCCGATGCACCGTTCAACCAGTTCGAGATCGTGACGTGAGTCGTCCCGAGCCGACGGGCAAGCTCTCTGTTCGAAAGGCCGGACGCCTTCACGAGAGCGCCAATTCTTTCGCTAACTGCTGACATAGCTCCTCCGTAGTGAAAGATCATTGTAAAAGGAGATTTAACGGAAGTCTGGTAAGTACGATTACCCTTCTTGTGGTAATATAAGGTAAAGTAAATTTACCTTTCCACATGGAGGAGCTATGCGCGACACAACGGTGTCCATCGCGCTCGAGCGTTACGCGCTCCGCAACGGGTTGAAGCGCGGTGCTCAGAAAGACATCGCCAAGCGCCTTGGCGTTACCCGCCAGACGGTGCGCAACTGGTGCGTTTCTAATAGCGTAAGCCTCGATTACGTCGAGGAGTTCGCTCGCATCACAGGCGCGAAGGCGTCTGACCTGAACAAGCTTACGCGTCGCGTTTGCGAGGGATAGCTATGTCTTATGCGGCTGAGCGATGGGCGAGAAGTCAGACAGTCGGTAACTCGACTGCTAAGGCCGTTTTGCGTGAACTAGCTTTCTACCACAACGGCCAAACCGGTTTGTGTTGTCCGTCAGTAAGCAAGATCGCCCGAGTGCTCGAGGTCAAAAAGGCCGACACGATAACGGCTGCTATCAAGCGACTCGAAGAAGGTGGGTTCATCAGCCGTGAGTTTATCCGCGATCCTGAGACGGGGCAGATCCTGCGCACTGAGTATGCACTTATCGGCTTTGTAGCTTCTGAATGGGTGAGCTCCAAAAATCAGGATGCCTCCCCCGAAGATCAGGATGCCTCCCCCGAAGATCGGGGTACCGTACCCCAAAAAAGGGGGAGAGGGTCCCCCGAAAAAAGGGGGGAGGGGTCCCCCGAAAATCAGGATGTAACAGGGAATAGGAACAGGGAAATAGAACAGGGAAGTAGAACAGGGAATAGCTTGCCCGCGCAAGCGCCGTGGGAAACCGACCATTTTCCCGACGCCACGAAAAAGGTCGAAAAGCCAAAGGCGACAAGAGCCAAGCCAAAGACAAGCTGCCCTTTCTCTCCTGACGATCCCATCCCGCCTGAATACCTTGAGTACGCACAAGCAAAGCATCCGAGCATCAACGCTCAGGCCGAGTTCACAAAGTTCGTCAACTTCCACCTTTCCAAAGACAACCGGTACAGCAACTGGCTGGCTGCTTGGAGAACTTGGACGACGAAGGCCGAAGAGTTCGCTAGCAGCAGGCCGCAGAGCCAGTCATACGCACAACGCAACAACAAGCCACTCATTTTCGATGACGCCTACTACGGCGACGGGAGTTTCTGATGAACGATGTAGTAAAGATTTTTAGGGAGACGGGGGTCCGAAAGGTGACGCTGACCTGTCCGAAGCACGGTCAGTACACGGTCGAGCAGGCGATCGTAGGCGGAAAGGTTGCTCATACGCCTGAATGTCCGATGTGCGCTGAGGAGCGTTGGAACTCCCCTGAAGAAAAGGCCGAGCGTGAGCGCTTCAAGGCAGAAGCTGAGGCACTCGAGAAAAAGCGTGCAGAGGAGGCTGCGAAGGCTGCTCACGACACCGCTGTGCGACGCGCACGCATCCCCGACGAGTTCGTGAGCAAGACGCTCAAGGGCTTCCGTGAGACGAATGCGCAGCTCTGTGAGGCGCTTCGCCAGGCGCGGCTCTACGTCGACAACTTCGAGAAGATCGCTCCCAAGGGCGTGGGCTTCTGCCTCTACGGCCAGTGCGGTACCGGCAAGACGATGTTGGCATGCGCGATCTTGCAGGAGCTTCTCGGCAAGGTGCAGGGGCTCTACGTGCCGATGTGGGACGTGCTCCGAGCCATCCGCAAGGCAGACGCCTTCAAGGCCGACACGGCAGACTATGACGCCCTCGTCAAGGCACCGCTCCTCGTCATCGACGAAATCGGCGTGCAGAACGGATCGTCCTTTGAAGAGTCTCAGTTGATGTCTCTACTGGACGTGCGCTACTCGCGGCACCTTCCGACCATCTACGTCACGAATCTTCTGCCAGACGTGAAGCCCGACACGCAGGAAAGCAATCCCAACACGCTCAAGGCGAAGTTGGGTGAACGAATTTTTAACCGCATCTATGGCTCGAGCGTCTTCCTGTACTTCAAGGGTGAAAGTCAACGAAAGCGAATCATGAGCATTGAGGAGTTGATCTGATGTCACTTCCGGTTGTTGTGCATTTCAATCAGCGCTTTTGTTTGTTCTTCAACACCGATCGTTTGCTCAACGATCAGGTTCAACAGGTTCGACATTTGAACAACGATGTCATACGTCGCGTCCTTGGGGTAATAAATGAACCCCTCATGAACGCCATCGTTACCAAGATGTCGGCAAGCATGGGCCGCAGCGGTAATTCGTTCAGGAAGTCCGAGGGCGTTGATACGGCTAGCCAAGGATCCTGTCGTAATACCCCGGTATTCACAGAACCTCTCAAGGGCGTGACGAAGCAATCCGGCGGCCGCCGCAGGCGATTTTATTGCAATGCTTTGCGCCTCATCCCAAACGTCCTTAACAGGCTCGGGCATGTACTTGGAAGCGGGAACTGGATCGGGTTCAGGCCAAACGAGCTTTCCGTCAATCCAAAGGCTGAATTTCTGGCAGTTAACACATTGTTTGACACAAACCTCTGCCATTGGAAAGAACGTGGCAAGCATTTCAACACTGATTTTTCTATCGAGGTGATGCTCTCGGAAAAAGTCTTCGTTGTTTTGCGGTTCCTTGATGCGTTGTGGAATCGGAATGGGAATTTGCTGAGCAACGACGTTGCATCTGGGACATTTACACGATTCGACCTTTCTCAAACTATCTAAGGCATGAAGAAAAGGAATTTCATATGAGTCAGACATATTTAACCGCCGAATGGGTGAATGAAAGAAACAAAGCCTTGGCTAAGGCCGGTGAGGGTATTGTCGCCGCTCGCAAGAGCCTCGATCAACTCGAGGAAGCCCTGAGAGGAACCGTCTCGGGCAAGTTCCCTGACATCGGGCAAGTGGCAGACACGACGCACAGGCTTCGTGAAGAGATCGACCAGATTCTGATCGGCCTGGTTGAGTCGAGCATGGTTAAGCCAGAAAGGAGGCTCTGATGAGCGAATTCTTCAGCTGGCTATTCACAACCGATCACCTACAGGATTTCTCAATCCTAACGCTCTGCTTCTGCATCGTCATGTCCGGCAGGGCAATAGATCGACACAACCGTCAGATTTCCAAGCTGCAGAGAGAAGTGAGGGAGCTCACTCGTCGATGTAATGAGTTCGCTCATAGTCACAACTCGCCCGAAGAGCGGGGCGCAAGTAGGAGAACGGAATGACAACCTCGAGCGTACCGCTCTCTGCAATTGTCGGCTTCACCAAGAACCTCAGGGTCTTCGATTCGTTGGGGCGAAGCGAGATGGCGAGTTGCTTCTTGCCTGCCGAGAGGTCGGCTGTCGGCACGAACTCGCCGCCCTTCTTCACAAACGTGGGAAAGATCGCATCTTTGACTTCTATCGATCTGAGCACGACCGGCATCGTCGCCGCTTGGATCGTGACGGTCATGGCGAAAAAGCCGTCCCTCTGCAGCTGTTCACCACGTGAACCGCGACGGGTGCTGTTCGGAACGTCATCGATGCAAACGTCGATGGTAGGGCGTGAGGCTAGGAAGTTTGGATACATGAAAACGGCTGTGGCCGCCGTAGCGACCGCGGCAATGACAGAAAACGGATCAAACACGATTTCCTCCGTGGGTTGGTTGAACGTTTGTCTGGGGAGACAACCTCAATCTTCTCACGGGGGAGCCAGCGAGGTAACGAGAATGACAGGGTTTTGGACTTACATGTGCGTGCTCACGGTCGTTGTTGGCATAGTCGCAATCGCATGGATTTTTCGCGACTGGAGGGGCTAAGAGATGAACTTTGCGCAACTCTTCTTTTCGATCTTGGCCTTCGGCGTGCTCACGCTCGGAATCTTTTGGGCTTTTCAGGAGGCAGCTTATCGGGCACAGGTCTTGGGTGATTCGATTACGCCGCCATTTCTGCGAGGCATATCGGCAATGATTGCGGCCGTGTACGCGGCTTCCGCCGTTGTTTCATCGCTGTATTGGCTAAGGAGCGTGCTCGCATGACGGACGAAATCGAATGCCTTATAGGGATCGTCCTGCTTTTCGTCATGTACGTTGCATGGATTTTTGAGAGCGATGACTGGGACGAATGAGCAAAAGCATATTGACCACAGGAGGACGTTATGAGGTGGAACATCAAGGGCTTCGACCAGTACGAAGTCGACGAAACAGGGCAAGTCTGGGCCAAGTCGCAAAAGCGCCGATTCGGCAACAGCTGTCGCCTGATCCCCGAAAAGCCACTAAAGCTCGAAAAGGCGGGCACGTGGCAAATGCGGAAGGCGGGGCTCCCGCAACGCCTGCGACCCGACGAAATTGAACAACTCAAAATCGCTAAAGGAGAAACCGATGCAACTCACTCGTAGCCCCCGCATGTCCGAAATCAAGGACGAGGACTTTGAGCCGATCGAGAAGGACGGGAAGCTCAATGCCCCCAAAATCGGCGAGCGATGCCTTTTCCTGCTCAGAGCCTGGCACGGGCGTCCGGTCAATGGCTTCAGGGTCTTCGGATATCGGGAGGACGACGCGCTCATCTACGTACCTCTCTACAAGCAAAGCCTGTCGCTCCTGAACGTCAAGGGCTGGATCCTCGCTGGCGGTGAGCCGTTCTACAACGGACGATTCGGAGGCGCGAAATGACCAGCCTCTTCACGCCCGACGAGATGCCACGCGTGGCCAAAACGCTCAAGACCCTCGAGACGACGATCGACACGGTCGTCTGCGCAGACGAAAGCCAGCACGTGCGAAATCACTCATGGGATCGCTTGGACAATCGCAAGCGCGTCAAGCAGGCTCTTCGCGCCGCAAAGCATCAGGCCGACTCCATGCTGCGACTGATGGAGCGCACCGACCTCGAGAGGCTCGCGCATGAATAAACGCGTACTCGCACTCGGCCGCATGAAGGCCGGCGCTATGAACAAGACGGAGGCGGCTTATGCAACCACGCTAGAGGCCGCCAAAAACGCGCAGGAGATCGTCTGGTATGCCTTTGAGGGTGTCACCCTTAAGCTCGCTGACGGATGCCGATACACGCCGGATTTCGCCGTTCTGCGGGCTGACGGAGTGATGGAGATGCATGAGGTCAAGAGCTACTGGATCGGAGATGCCAAAACGAAGGTCAAGGTAGCAGCTGAAAAGTTTCCGTTTGTCTTCAAAGCAGTCTACAAGCAGGCAAAGAAAGACGGCGGCGGCTGGAGGATTGAGGAGTTCTAATGATCACGAAAGAGCAAGAACGGCGTTTGCGGAATTGGGCAAGGGCTAATCGGGAATGCCCTCGAGCAAAGAAAGGAGCAACACTGGTTTTCTGCGAGTCGCTTCGGTACTACTACGATCGACAACCGGAAGAGGATGAGCAACTCCCAATCAAGCGATCCATTCCCGCTGCAAAAGGCATAGACCTGGCAGATGCCGATCTACTGGATGAGGCTTACCGAGACAAACGTCTAACCAATGTCTCCCGAAATCTCCTAAGGCTCTACTACTGTTGCTTCACCTCTCCAAGCGTGATCGAGCAGAAGTTATCGCTGGGACAGAAAACCTTCCTTATGCACAAAGAAAGAGCGGTAGCAAAGCTTTTCGAAATCGCTGATTCTCTCGAAGAAAAAGTGCTAAAATAACAGGGTATTGATAGAGCAGTTGGCTCTCGGTTTGACTCCGCAGCTCCCGAAATGGGAGCTTCGGCGTGCCCGAAAGAAACGAACCCGCAAGCGTATGCAAGCGTTTCAGAGCTGACGCTAGCTTGAGTTAAGATGTAATTGAGCCCGTGGTGAAGAACTGCGGGCTTTTTTCGTTTACGACACCGCGCACGCCTCTCAACGATGCGCAACCCGCGCGGTTTCCTTTTCGCTACCTTAGGGCAGTTTGCTCCGAGGTCGGGGCGGGGAGAAATCCTCGCCCTCTCTAATTCCTTGGGTTACCGATGAAGAAAGCTATTGTGGCGGCCATTGCGGTCGCCTTTTTCGTTTCTACAGCTGCGGAAGCACGAGGTGATCGTGGGTTTAGCGGCGGTCGATCTTTCTCCCGTCCTGCTCCCACGAAGAGCTATGCACCGAAGCGCACGACCGTTGTGAAGAAGAACACGACCGTCATCAACCAGACGGTGAATCAGGTGCCGGCATCTTCCAACAGTGGCTTCTGGTCTACTGTAGCCGGATCGTTCGCAGGATCGATGGCAGGCAATGCCGTCTACGATGCTGTGACCGATGACAAGAGCCGGGAACCGGTGCAGGCTCAACCTCAGCCCGCTCAATAACAAAGATTCCCGATAAAACGAAAGCCGCAAGTGCTACCAACACTTGCGGCTTTCTTGTGCAACTTCAACGTAAAGAGCAAGTTGCGTATGAGTATTTTACCGCAATTCGATCTTGGAGCTTTTATGAGCAATCCAGATTTGCCGCTCTATGGACAGGTCTTTGCCTACGGAATTGGCTTTGCCGGGCTCGGGTTTGGTTGCAGGCAGCTGATTGCTGCATTGGCGGAGTTAATCAGGTTGCTACGGCGCAAAGACGATAAGTGTCCAAGATGCTAACTGATCCACTGAAGCAAGTGCCAGGCGACTGGCGGTTTCTGCGATTGTCGATCGTGGTTTGCGCGATCTTGACCATCGCTTTTTCGGCATTGGACTATTCGACGAGATGCCTCGAAAGCATCGTCGAACACTGGCCGTTCTAACTCTCGAAAGGAGGTGCTATGGCATCAAAACCGAACGCCTCCAAGATGGGGCGACCTTCGATCTACACGCCTGAACTGGCAGAGAAGATCTGCGACTTGATCCGAGAAGGTAAGTCTGAGCGTCAAATTTGCAAGATGCCGGGCATGCCAGATGCCAAGACTTTGCTTAGGTGGAAAGACACAAATTCTGACTTTTGCCTGCAGTCCGCGCGCGCGCGCGAAGCAAGCGCCGAGAAGTTCAACGACGAGCTACTGGAGCTTCAGGAGAACCTGAACAACGAGCTGACAACGCGCCTGCTCAACGGGGAGGACTTCCCGCGAGGCGCGATTGAGGCGTACCGCGTGTTGATGCAGGAGAAGGCGCGCCAAGTGTCTTGGCGTGACGATTCCCGCTTTGGCGACCGCAAGACCGTGAAGATTCAGAGCGACACGCCTGATCTTTCCACGATCGACATGGAAAAGCTCAAGGCTGCAAGAGAGTTGCTGTATGACGAGACTCCCGACACTGATCGAACTTGATCAGGAGATTACGCGGCGCAGCCTGTCCGAGTTCTGCAAGATGGCGTGGCACGTGCTAGAGCCTGCCACTCCGATCAAGTGGGGTTGGGCGCTCGATGCGATGTGCGAACATCTTGAGGCTGTTCATAACGGCCAGATCAAGCGCCTTCTGATGAACGTTCCGCCGGGCATGATGAAATCACTGCTCACTGGCGTCTTCTTTCCTGCTTGGGAATGGGGCGCAGGCGGACAGCCTTCAATGCGCTATCTGACGACCGCACATAAGGAAGACCTCGCAATCCGAGACAACCTGAAGTGCCGACGCTTGATCTCCTCTGACTGGTATCAGGAGCGATGGGGCGTTGAGCTGTGTGGCGACCAGAACGCAAAGAAGAAGTTCGAGAACACGGCTACTGGCTTTCGTGAGTCCATGGCCTTTCGAAGCCTTACGGGCTCTCGAGGCGATCGCATCATCATCGACGACCCGTTGTCCGTTGACGATGCGTTCTCTCAGGCCGCGCTTGATGCCGCACAACAGACCTTCCTCGAGGCTGTGCCGTCCCGCGTGAACAACGAGCAATCGGCGATCATCGTCATTATGCAGAGGCTCCACGAGCGCGACACGTCAGGCGTGATCCTCGCGAAGGAACTGGGCTATGACCACTTGATGTTGCCGATGCGCTTCGAGGCAAGTCGCAGGTGCAAGACCAGCATCGGCTTCACAGACCCTCGCCAGAAAGAAGGTGAGCTGCTCTTTCCCGAGCGCTTTACCGCCACTCAGGTGGATGAAATGGAGAAGGTCATGGGTGGCTATGCTGTCGCAGGTCAGTTCCAACAGCGCCCGGTGCCTCGAGGCGGCGGGCTTTTCAAGAGTGACTGGGTGCAGTACTGGGACACTTTGCCCGAGCGCTTCGATGCGAGTGTGATCTCGTGGGACATGACTTTCAAAGACTCGAAAGCGTCCGACTTCGTTGTCGGGCAGGTTTGGGGCAGAAAGGGCAGCTCTTTCTATCTCATCGACCAATTCCGCGGTCAGTGGGACTTCGTTAAGACGCTCGAGCAGTTCGTCGCGGCGGCAAACAAGTACCCGCGCGTGACTCGCAAGCTCGTGGAAGACAAAGCGAACGGGTCGGCGATCATCGCGACGCTCAAGAAAAAAGTGTCGGGCATCATCCCGATCACGCCAAAAGAAAGCAAGGAGGCGCGCGCGTCGGCCGTAACGCCATTATGGGAGGCTAGGAACGTGTACTTGCCTCCACCTGAGCGGTTCCCGTGGGTCGAGCGCGATCTGGTGCCTGAGCTCCTCGCATTTCCGTCAGGTGCTCACGATGACACCATCGACGCGATGAGCCAGGCATTGACGGATCTAAATAAGCACAGCGGCTTGCATATCGATCCGACGAATCTAGCTTACTTACTTGGACGGTAGGCACAACTCATGCAACCTGAACTGACGTTACGCGCTTGGGGCGCTTTGATCATCTTGTATGCCATAGGCGCGTCGGTGGCCATATTCGCAATTGCAAAGGCAGTTGAGGCCGTTGTCGACTTGGTCGGGCATGTGCGGTGGCAGGCCGCAAGGCGCCGCGTTTTCCGCCGATTCCTGAGCGAATGGCGCAAAGTGGAGATTAAGCATTGTGAGCAAGAAGAAAAGAAAGACGGCGAAAACCCAAGCGCCTAACGGCAAACTCCTCGCGCAGGCAAAGCGCATCGCCGCGCTTGAGGAGATCGACCGCACGCTACGCACGCCGCCGCAAGCCACTCAGCTCTTCGAGACGGTCGAGAAGGTGAGGGAGCGTTTCGCCCCTCCGGTGACTCTCGGGGTGTCTGAAAAAGAGCGCCTAGCGCAAGATGAGGCACTTTCTGACGCGGGCTTTTATGGCGCAATTCATCGCAGCCTTCAACAGCACGGCTACGAGCTCGGACAGTACCCAGTGACCTCTTTCGTAGGTTACGGCGCGCTTCAGCAGATTGCGCAGAACGGCATGATCCGTGCTTGCGTGCAGACCGTTGCGGATGATATTACCCGCGAGTGGATTACGATCACGGGCGATGACGCGGAGGCTGTTGAGGAGATTCAGACACTTCAAGAGAAGAAGTACCACCTACGCACGCTCTTTCATGAGGCCGCAACACTAACCGGATACATGGGCGGGGCTTTTATCTACGTCGACACCGGCACGGAAAATCCCGAGTTGCCCCTGCGCTACTCAAACGAAAGCGCAGAGCTACAGCCGGGTACGAAGCTCCGGTTTGTCGTGGTCGATCCTGTGAACGTATCGCCGGGCGACTACAACGCCATCGACCCGCTCAAGCCCGACTACCTCAAGCCCCGCTACTTCTGGGTGCTGGGAACGAAGGTGCATGAGTCGCGCTTGCTTAGGCTTTTTGACAATCCGCCGCCGACGCTTCTGCGACCGGCATACAACTTCCTCGGCATTCCGCAGGCTCAGATCCTCTGGGACTACGTGATGCACTGGAATCAGTGCCGGGTCTATACGGCCGACTTGGTGCGCAAGGTCTCGCTTCTCGTTTTCCAGACGAGCACGGATGACATCTTCAACTCGCCTAACGGGGTGCAGTTGTTCGACATCCGTATGAAGGCGCTTCAGCGCTATCGCGATAACAACGCCGTGTTCGTCTGCGACAAGGAAGGCGAAAGCGTGATGAACGTGCAAACGTCAATTGCGGGCTGTACGGACGTCGTGCGGCAGTCTCTGGAGATGGTAGCGTCTATCAACCGCACGCCTGCTGTGAAGCTCTTGGGAATCAGTCCTAGCGGCTTCAACGCAACGGGTGAAAGCGACATTCGTAACTACTACGATTACATTCGTTCCAAGCAAGAGCTGCGGCGCGAAGCAATTAACACTTGCTTAGAGGCAATTGAACTAGTCGAAATGGGGAGCATCAATTCGAATATCTCCTTCGACTTCAACGAATTGAGCAAGGAAGATGAAGCCAGCGCGGCTATGACCGCTCAGACGCGCGCAGGCGCTCTTGCAACGCTTGCACAAGTTCAGGCAATCAGCGCAGAGGAAATGCGCGAAGCGGTCAAGAAAGAGCCGGCGATGCACTTGGGCTTTTTGAGTGACGAGGTGCCCGAAGGGGAGCCTGAGGATATCGAGGGCTTGCTTGGCGCGCTTCAGCAGGCTACGACCGCAGTGGCAGAACCTGCTCCAGCATCGAACCCGCCCGACGAATCGCGGCAACTGCTTCAGTCCCTAGGTGGCTTGAATGGCTAAACGCATCAAGACGATCCCCGCGATCGAGCCGAATGCCGGGCTCAAGGCGGCCTTGCAAAAGCGGCTGATTGCTCTCATTGAGAAACAGACGCGCGAGGCAACGGCCGAGCTCCTGCGCAACCTGATCGATTCGGGCTGCTTCACGCAGCCTGTCGAGACGGTTGCACAGGACGCCGCACTGTGGGGACGCAAAGAGAAAAAGTTCATAGATGAGGCGATACGCGCTTTCAAAGCGTCTAATCCCGCCGATGCCGCTCGAAAGCTTGACCTGAGTCTCGCCGAGAAGATGGCGCGGTGGATGATTCACGCGGGAGAAAGCGCAAAGCTCGTCTCGGGATGGTTTGTCCGCGCAATGGCGCAAAACGTGACAGCGAGCCAGCGGCGTGCGCTGATACGCGCGGGCATCACTCCTACTCTGCTCAAAGAAAAGTGGACGATCCCTATCGTCAAGAATCGACACATGGCGCCGAGCACAGCAAAAGCGTTGCCGGGGCTTGTGGACGGCATGACGGGGCTCATCACCAAAATGCAGGCGGATGACCTCGCCAGAGTGCGAGAGACGATTACACGCGGCCTCTACGAGGGTCAGAGTCTGGGAGAGATCGAAAGCGTGCTGAAAGCCTCTAAGGGCTTCACGGAGACCCGTGCCAAGCGAGTTGCGCTTGATCAGTCGATCAAAGTCAGTCAGGGCATCCAACGCGGCAACGCCGAGGCATTGGGCATCAAGCACGCGGTATGGGTTCACGTCCCGGGGCGGTATTCATCACGCGAGACGCATGTCGCAATGGACGGCAAACGCTTCGACCTTTCCGAGGGGCTTTACGACCCGGCTGTAGGCCAGAACGTAACGCCCGGGTTGTTGCCGTTTTGCCGATGCATTTTCCGTCTAGATATATCGGACATTATCAAATGAACAACGACCGCTATTTACTTGCCCTAGATGCCGAGAGCGTGAGGAGGTATGACAAGAACGGGAACCTCCATGTCGCCGTCTCGCACTTGACCAAAGCGCAGGTGCGACCGTACTACGGGCATGAGGTGCCTGACTGGGAGCGCTTGAGGCTCGATCCGCAGAAGATCTATCGCGGATACTGCCCGCCAGAGGAGCTGAGCAAGCCCGAGACGATCGAGAGCACGAACGGCATCCCGATTCAGCTCAACCATCATCCAGACTACGCAGACGCGCCGCAGATCAAAACGCGCGTCGGCTCCACTGGTACAGACGGCGCATTTAGAGCGCCATACCTAGACAACTCGCTGCACTTCACTGTTGAGGATGCAATCAAGCGCATCGTCGATGGGTCGATGCGTGAGTTGTCTCTTTCGTACAGATATACCCCTGACTTCATTCCTGGCAAGACGCCGGACGGCGAAGACTATGACTTCGTTATGCGTGACATTACCGCCAACCATGTTGCGCTGGTGGAGCAGGGCCGCGCGGGGCGCGATGTGTTGGTGCAAGACAGTCACTTAAGAGAGGCTCAACCTATGGATGTGACGGAAAAGAACGCGGCTCCCGTAGCCGCAGCTGACGGCGATCCTGCCGTCGAGAAGAAGGAGGTGGCACTTGCTGACGCAATCGCCGCTGCCGCCAATGGAATCAAAGACCTGCATGAGCAGGACGAGGAGGGAAATGTGGTCGACAAGCCCGCTGAAGAGGCGCAAGCCGCTGACGAGGACAAGGACGCAGCCATCAAGCGAATCATCGCCGAAATGGTTTCCAAGGGCATGAAACCCGAGGATGCCGAAGGCTTTGCCGACGCGCTCAAGGGGCTCGCCTATACCGAAGCCGAAGACGATGAGATCGAGCTCGGGGAAGACGACGGCGAAGGGGGCGAAAAGCCCGCCGAAGATAACGACGAATGCGCTCAGCTCATTCAGGACGGTCTGAAGGCCTGCGGCTACGACGAGGAGCCTGAAGAGTTCCAGAAGGCGTTTGCCGAGGGTGTGCGGTATGGCGAACGAAAGGAAAAGACCGAGCCTGAAAAGCTCGATCGTGAGCATGAATCCGAGGGCGAAGAACGCGCACTGGGGCAGGACGCCGCGCTTAAGCGTGTCGAACGCCGCATCGCTCGACGCTTTACGGCAATGGATGAGTGCGCTCAGACGCTCGGTCGCGTCCGCTTCAACGCCTACGACTCTGCCGAAAGCGTCTATTTGGCCGCGCTGGAGCAGGAGGGTGTGAGAATCAAGGGCGTTCGTCCCGAAGCCGCCCGCACCGCTTATCTCGCCTTCATGGCCGGCAAGAAGGTCTCTGCCAAGCGCTCGCTCGCTCAGGACGCCCAGCTCAAGACGGGCAAGGCCGACTCCATTCTCTCCACTAAGCTTTCTCAAATCAAGAAGGGGTATTAATCATGGGTTTTCAGGCAGTTGTTAAGACTGATCCTGCCGTCGGCATTGCCGGTCAGGAAGTGAATCCGAAGCAGGCCGTTTACACGGCTTTCAACTACGTCTCCGACGGCACCGTTCAGGCAGGTACTTTCTGCTTTGCTACGGCGCTCAAGGGCAACGTTACGGGTGAAACGAACGTGGTCTCCCTCAAGGGCACGTCCGGTGCCAAGCCCGTCGGTTTTGTCGAACGTGACGTCATCGCTACGATTCCGACGCTCACTGCTGACGCATCGCAGGTCTATCCGCAGGGCGTCTGCCCGCCGATCGCCATTCGCGGCCAGTTCTATGCTGTCGCCACGGGCACGGTTACCGAAGGCCAGTCCGTCCTTTGCGATCCGGCTACGGGTGCCATCACGTATGGTGCCGCCGGCACTACGAACGACACGGGGTGGCGAGTGGTTTTCCCCCGCGGCGTCAAGAGTGTCGCCAAGGATGATGTCGTGATTTATCAGAACTTTGGCGTGACGGTTGCGACTGGCGCAATGGCCGCCGCTCTCGCTGACTTTGCTAAGGTTGACGAGGCCTCCGCAGGCTAAGGAGGTTTGGGCTTATGGCTTACTCTCCTACGTCGTGGAAACGCGGCGACATCATCACTGCCGAGAAGCTAAACAAGGTCGAGACAGGACTGCAGGCCGTTGCCAGCGTTGACATTCAGTCTGCGCAGGCAACGACGCTCGCCGCCGGGGCTCCTGCAACTGCTGTCATCGAGGGTGGCGTTCTGAAGCTCGGCATCCCTCGCGGCCAGACGGGCGCGCAGGGTGCCGCCGGTGCTCAGGGTGCCAAGGGCGATAAGGGCGACACTGGTGCACAGGGCGCTAAGGGTGAAACGGGCGCTACGCCTACGATTACCGCTACGGCCACTGTTGACGCCACCGTCGGCACGCCCAAGGTCACGGTAAGCAAGGGCGGCACGACGACCGCGCCGACGTTTACCTTTGCCTTCACGGGGCTCAAAGGCGCAACGGGTGCTCAGGGTGTCGCGGGTGCGACTGGGGCTAAAGGCGAACGAGGCGCGGCTGGGGCGGCGGGCAAGAATGGCTCTTGCTTCCGTGTCTCAGCAACCGCTTTCGCTGATAGCCAGACGGGCATTGCCGCAACGGCGCTCACGCCTACCAACGCGCAACTTCCCTACGCCGTCGGCGACATCGTGCTGGACGCAACGACGAAAAAGCTTTACGCGATCACGGCGGCGAGTGGTGGAACGTGCTCTATCGGCACCGCGCTTGCAACGCTTCCCTAAACAAACTATTTGGAGGAGTGGCCTTTGTGATGAGCAAAGGCCATGAAAATTCATATGGATCAAAACTTTCTGAATGCCAAGGCGCGCGGCATCGAGGCTCCGTACGCCGTCGGCTTTATGCCGTTCGATGAAAAGGACGGTCGCATCGTTCTCAAGAACATCAACCGCGACCAGCTCGCACAGGATGCCGCGCTTTCCACGCAGCCGAATGTCGGCGCGCCCGCGGCCCTCTACACGTACGTCGACCCGCGCATCATTGATGTGCTCTTCGGTGTCACGAATGCCACGAAGTTCTTTGACAAGACGCTCGTTGGTTCCTTTACGCAGGACTACGCGACCTTCAGCGTGGAAGAGGTGGCAGGTCAGGTCTCGCCGTACAACGACTTCGCGAACGGCACGAGCACTGACGTCAACTACAACTTCCCGGTTCGTCAGAACTTCCGTTATCAGACGACGATTAAGTACGGCGATCTCGAAACGGCGAAGCTCGCCGAGGCCAACGTCAATCTCCCCGCTCGCAAGCAGAACGCGGCCGCTCAAATCATTGCCCGAGCTGAAAACAAGTTCCAGCTCTACGGCGTTGCGGGCATGGAAATCTACGGCATGCTCAATGATCCGAACATCCCGGAATCGATTTCTCCGGTGTCGGTCAATAGCAAATCTACGTGGGCTGAAAAGATCGCGGCCGACCCGAACAACGCGGCCACGCTCGTGTTCAATGACGTGAACAAGCTGTGGCAGGAGCTGACTGCCAACAATGGCGGTCATCTTGACGTGAACGCCCCGATTGTTCTGGGCATCTCCAACAAGATGATTGGCTACCTGACTCAGCCGAATCAGTTTGGCAAGACGGCCAAGGTCATGCTGCAGGAAAACTATCCGAACATCGAAATCGTTCAGCTTCCCGAGCTCTCTACGGCCTCCGGTGAAATGCTTTACATGACGGTCAAGGAAGTGTATGGCGACGAGACGGGCTTCTCCGCCTTCTCCCGCGCCTTCGGCCTCGGTCGCCTGATCGCGCATGAATCCAGCTTCACGCAGAAGGCCACGGCCGGCACGTGGGGTTGCGTGATTCGCCGCCCGAGCCTCGTTGCGACGATGGTCGGCATCTAAAACTCGCAGGCCGTCACGAACGGCCTTTATCTCCACGGCGGGGCGGGTTCACGCCTGCCCTGCCCAAACTCTTGTCACGAATAGGTTTTTTTATGGCTCGCACTACTCGTACTCGTAAGGCTTCTGCTCTCGGCACCACGGGCATCATTGCCGACACCGCTGAGCAGGAAGCAAAGAAGGTTTCTGACATCGCAGGCGATGAGATCATTTACATTGCCTGCGGCATGCCCCTCGGGCTCAAGTTTGATGACGTTGACAATGGCAATGGTGGCACGAAAACCGTTGTTTTCCCGGGGGTTAATCACGCGCTAAGGGGGCAGGCCAAGGGCGTTCTCCTCGGCGCAGGGAATGCCGTCCTGGTGGGCGTAGCACGCCGAGACTGGGAGGACATCAAGCGCAAACATGGTGGCGAGCGCGCCTTCACCGCCATGCCCCCGCTCCTCTGGGAGATGAGGAGCGAGAAGGAATTCAAGGCACGCCGCGATGAGATTGCCGAGATGCGCACGGGCGTCGAGCCTGTCGATCCGGCTTCGGTCGGCGTTGAGAAGGTAAAAGACATCGAGGCCTAAAAATGAACGTAGCGCTTGATATTGAAGAATTCCGCTCATGGTTCCCAGGGCTGACAGAGACCGTCATCAATGATGTGCTCTTGGGTGTGCTGTGGGATCAGGTGGGGGCGATCGTCGGCACGACTGACGCAGATAGCTTTGCCCCGTTCGATCCTGATGCGACGCCCCCAGTGCTCGAGCGTAAAGTGCTTCTCTATTACGCGCTGTGTCATATGGCCACGCTCTCTACGCGCGGCGATCAGCCCGGTCGCGTGGCCAGTGCATCAGAAGGCTCGGTGTCGTCATCCTTCGATCTCATCAAGAGCAACTCGCAGTCCGCGCAGTGGTGGAATCAGACGCCCTGTGGGTCTACGTATTGGATGATGACGGGCAAATACCGTCTCGGAGGACGCCTGTACGTCTCTGACAACTATCACCCGTGGGGGTAATGATGGGCATCAAGATTGACGCAGGCAAGGTGACGCAAAGGCTTGAGGGCCTTGCCAAGCAGTACGGGAATCGCGCCGCGAAAGTGGTCGAGGTAGGGGTGACTGACGCAAGCATTGCCGAATACGCGCAGTACGTTGAGTTCGGCTGGGCTCAGCGCGTCACGCCCAAGCAATCGCTTTTCCTGAGTGGTGCCATTGGACGCTCGGTGCCCCTAAGTGATCGGGGGCACCCGGACTTCAGCAAGGCGGCCATCAAGCCGGGGACGGTATTAGTAAACCCGCCCCGACCGTTCCTGCGAGGGACGCTCGTTGCCGAGCAAGAAAAATGGAAGGGCGTGCTGAAGAAGGCGCTACGGGGGTTGCAAGACCCCGCGTCTGCTCTGACTGTACTAGGCACTGTCGCCGCACAAGACGTGCAGGCAACCATTGCAAGTGGCGGGACGACAAAGGAAAAGTTCCAAGAGCGCGCGCCGCTCACGATGGGGCTTTACGCCGCGCAGTCTGCAGGGCGTAAGACTGGGGGAAAAAACCACTCGTCGAAAGCCAACTCTGCCACGACGCAGCCGATGGTTTTGTCGGGGGCGTTGCTTCACTCAATCGCCTTTGAGGTCAAGTGAACATGAGCTTCACGGTTGAGAATCAGGGAGTTGTATGGGGCTGAATTTACATGCAGTGGTACGCGGATCGATCAATGCGATCCACCCGGATGAGGAAGTTCAGCTACTTCACTCAACGGGCTCAGTGCCTGATGAAAATGGCTTTGCCGCGCCGCAGTACGAGCGCACTATGGGCGTTATGGCGCAGGTGCAGAGCGAGGGCGATGCGGCGCTGTTTCATGCCGACATGGCGGGGGCTAATTCGATCGTGCGTAAGTTCTACCTATTCGCCCCGAAGGACTTTGCAAAACAGACCGCAGGCATCTTTCGTCCGCTCTCCCGCGCAGGGGATTACATCCTGCGCAAGGACGGGACTGTATGGGCTGTAGATGCGGTTCTAGAAAACTTTTCAGGCGTCAACTGGTTGAGTGTGCGCGCTACGCTTCAGCTAAGCCCGCCGCAGGGGATTGTATGGTTGTGATGCAAAGCCCTCCTACGCGCTCTACGATCGTCTCCGATGAGACGGTCTACAAGGCCGTCAAAGACTTCGAGTTGCTGATGATGTCCGGCCTTGAGGCTACGCACGTCATCGCGGGAAATCAAAACAACCTTTCTCTGCCGGACTCGCGCGATTACGTCGTTAATACGATCATCGCGCACCGTGAGATCGGGACGCCCGTCGAGGCCTATGAGTGGGACACGGCGACTCAGAAAATGGACGCCGTGGTCTCTAGATTGGTCGAGATGAGCGTTCAAGTCGACGTCTATAGCGATCATCCTGAAACTGCCCGTATGCGCGCAGAATCGGTCGCGACGGTGGCCAGAACGGTGTCAGGCTGCGACTTCTTTCAGAAGTACGGCCTATCCAGTCTCTACGCTGATGACGTTCGCAATACAACCGTGGTGGTAGATGAAAATCAGTTCGTTCAGCGATGGACGACGACGCTCCACATCACCTACATGCACGTCGTCAGGCTTGATGTTGAAAGCACTGATGCTGTGCATGTCGGCGTGCATAACGTCGATGTGCGATTCCCGCCGCGCTGATGTGCATTGTCTTAATTAACTTACCCAAGGAGCGCCCCGCAGAGGCGCTTTTTTATTGGAGGATATCCATATGTCTTTGCCTGCATCCCGCATCGTTGCGGTCTCTCCGCGCGTAATCAGCGGCGGCGGTAGCGATCTTGAAACCAATGGGCTCCTGCTCACGAAGAACACGGTTCTACCCGCCGGTACGCCTGCGGTAGCCTTTTCGTCGACGTCGGATGTGTCTGCCATGTTCGGAGCCGAGGCCGAAGAGACGGCTTTTGCTCAGCAGTACTTCGGCGGCGTGCAGAACCAGCAGAGCGCGCCGAAGTCTCTTGTGATCGCACGTCGTGTTACCGAGGCTGACGGCGCCTGGATTCGTGGCGGCGAGCTTTCCGTTACGCTCGAAGCCCTGAAGAAAATCACTGACGGCTCTTTCAAGATTAGCGTCGGCGGTCAGGAAAAGAAGGCCGCTTCGATCGATCTCTCCTCTGCTACTTCGCTCTCTGATGCCGCGACGAAGATTGCTACGGCGATCTCAGGCGTCAAGGGCACGTACGACAGCAATCTCAACGCCTTCACGTTTACGACGGACACGAAGGGCAAGGCTGCAACGATTGGCTACGCCTCTAAGTCCGACAGCGGTACCGACCTCAGCGAAATGCTCGGCCTGACGCAGGTCGCAGGCGCTGTCGTCTCTCAGGGCGTTGATGCCATGACCGAGGCGGCCAACATGGAAGCCGTCTGCGCCGTCACGCGAAACTGGGTGGGCTTTACGACGCTCTGGGAGGCCGAGCTTGAAGAAATCGAAGCTCTTGCCGCGTGGGCGGACATCTACGACGACTTCGTTTATTTCCCGTGGTCTAGCGACAAGAACCTCGAAAGCTCGCTGACGGCTTCGAACGGCGCGCTTGCAAAGGTTGTTGATAAGTACGACGTCGTAGTCCCGATTTACTTCCCGACGTGGGGACTTTCCGCTATGGCCATGGCCTGCGGCGCTTCTATCGCTTGGAATCGCACGCAGGGCATGAAGACGTGGTTTGCCAAGTACGCCTCCGGCCTTTCCCCGAACGTTCTCGAGGAATCCGTTGCGAACGCGCTTGAGAGCAACCGCATCAACTTCATCGGCCAGTACGCTACGCGTAACGATCAGTTCCAGTTCTTCAACCGCGGAACGCTCTCTAGCGACTTCTACGGCTTCGTTGACGTGCTCTACGGTTCGATCTATCTGCGCTCCGCGATTCAGACGAGTTACATGTCTGGCTTCAAGAATGTGAATCGAGTGCCGTACAACGCCGCTGGCGAGGCACTGATTCGCGCGTGGTGTCAGGATCCGATCAACCGCTGCATCAATAACGGCGTGATTGACGCCGGTCTCGCGCTCAATGAATCTCAGAAGGCGCAGATCATGCAGGAGACGGGCGACGATGGCGAGGACGTGATTCAGGCAATCACCTCCAAGGGCTATTGGATCGGCATTACCCTGCCCGATGCCGCCAGTCGTGCGAACCGCGAAGCGCCTTCCGTGACAATCTTCTACGCGTATGCGGGAAGCGTTCAGGCTCTTTCCGCAGAAGTGATTGCAGTTATCTAGTGAACATCATCAGCCCTGACGGTTTGACCGTTGGGGCTTCTTCTTTAGGGGCATAAAATGGCCAGCTCTAATTTTGACGTCACGTCCGCGAACGCTCAGCTCGTTCTTACTGTAGATGAGCTTTACCCGTCCGGCATTCAGCTTCAGCAGTTCAGCGCCGACGGCATTTTCTCCAGCGACTCGATCGAGATGGCGGAAACGCGTCGCTCTGTCGATGGATACATGGTGGCAGGCGTGATCAAGAACATTTCGTCTGTGACGCTCACGCTCGAAGCCTCCTCTCCGTCTGCCTCTGCGCTTGAGTATGTGCGCGATTGCATGGAGGCGAACGATAAGCCGTATGAATGCACTCTAACGTGCTACATCCCTTCGCTGGGGGTCACGCGCACGTTCGTGAAGGGTGTTCTCAAGAGCGCTCCTCCGATGTCGGCGGCGTCTCGCACGATGCAGCCGACGCAGTGGGGCTTTGACTTTGAGCGCGTGCTGTAAGGAGGAGCAATGGACATCTCTAAGCTTGAAGTGCAGGACGGTACGACGCTCAAGAGCTTCACGATTACGCCAATGTCGGCTTACAAGGCCGAGCAGTGGATGTATCGCGCGGCTTTTGCCATGGGGCGTAACGTTGACGACATTCAGCAGGTTTTCAGCGACAAGCCCGCGGATTTGCTGAAGACCATTCTCACGATTCCCTACGACGAGGCACGCCCTCTGCTTGACGATCTCCTTTCGTGCTGCACGCTTGTGCAGGGCAATGCGCTGCGCCGCCTCGAAGGTGAGTCCGCGTGCGCCGTCATCGAGAGCCCGTTGACGCTGACGAAGCTCAGGATTGAATCACTTCGCCGGAACTTCGGTTTTTTCTTCGATGGCGACGCCTTGAAGTCCCTTATGCCGCAAAGTACCGAAACGCCTGCCTCAAAGTAAAGGGGGTGGCGTCCTTTGCGAATGTTCCCAAAATCTGCGGCGCGATTGTCGCCGCAGGTTTGGCCAGTATGGTCGAACTCAAAGAAAAATTGACGCTCGAGGAGGCCTATGAGCTCCTCGAGGTTTTAGAGCTCCGCAACTACCATTCGTGGCTCGCACAACAAAGGCTAGAGAAAGAAAATGGCTAGTGTAGTAGACAGACTCGTAATCGCTCTCGGCCTCGACAGCGAGGAGCTGAACAAAGGACTCGAGAACGCGTCCAAGGCCGTCTCGGATCTCGGCAAGCGGATGGAAGTGAGCGGCGCCGAAATCGATCAGATGGCAGCCAGCGCGTCCAAGTCGACGCTTATGCTCGGCGGAGTCTCTGATGAGGTGGCTGAGCGCATCATGGCGATCGGAACGGCAGGGCAGAAGGCCTCGCTCATCACCGGGCGCGCCATGGATGATCTGGCAGGTCGCATGGGAAAGCTCGGCAAGCTTTTCAAGCGGGTAGTTGCGCCATTCGTCGCGGTCTTTTCGGGTCAGCAACTCTTTCAGAATCTTTCGCAGACGGGCGAGAGCCTCGACGTTCTGAGCGAGAGAACGGGCGTTGCCACGGACAAGATCGACGCGTGGGCGAAGGCTAATCGTGATGCCGGCGGTAGCGAGGAGGCGTTCAAAAGCGCACTTGAGTCGTGGACGGTAGACAAACGCCGCTCAGCGGATGAGTTTTTCCGCATGGGCGAGGCCGTCAAGGGCATGACCGATCAGCAGGCATCGCACTTTTTGAATGCGATGGGGCTGAGTCAGGATGCGGCCGCAGTCTTTACTAAGTTCAAGGACAGCGCGACCGATGCGGCCGAGGCATACAAGGGCGTCGCCTTCACCCCGGAACAGGCAAAAGCCGCGCGCGAGATGAACATCCGTTGGCGGCAGTTCACGGATCAGGCGCAGGCTCTCGCCAACGTGCTCGCCGTTACCGTGCTCCCGGTCGTGAACAAGGTGCTAAAGGTTATCGGCGACGGCGTTGCCTTCATCCGAGAGCACAGCCGCGCAGTCAAGCTCGTTTTGGCGGGGGTCGGGACTGTTTTGGCCGCTACTTATGGGCGGTCGATCATTCAGGCAATCACGGCCTCTTCGACGTTTTTCAAGGTGCTCAAGAGCGGTCAGGGTATCGTGGCAGCGCTCAACGCGACGATGCTCGCGAACCCCGTGGCTGTCGTAACGGCCGCTGTGGTTGCTCTCGCGCTGGCTTTCGATGATCTCTTCGCTTTCATTCGGGGCGGGAACTCGATTCTCGGCCGCTTCCTGAGCTTTATCGGCGTATCTGATGAAAGGATTCAGGCGATCCGCGAGACCTGTCAGGAATGGCTTGACGCCCTCATCAATCTCCCGGCTGAAGCCGTCAAGGCTCTCGGCGAATTGTGGGACGCGATCAAGTCAATCGGCAGCTCCTTCAAAGAAGGCGTGGCGGATTTCTTCGGCGGTGTCGGTGAGTTCTTCGCCTCCCTGCCGGATCGCGTAGCCGGTTCGATCGAGCAAACGATTGAGGCTGTTGGCGCACTGGGTGACGCTATAGGAGACGCAATTGAACGCGGGATACAGTCTGCCATTGATTGGGCGATGAGCTCGTTCAAGGCGTTGGTCGACCAACTTAGCGCGTGGATTTCTGATGCTCTCGATATTGGCGGGAAGATCAAGGGCGCGGCATCAGGCGTCGTGGACTCTGCCAAGGGCGTCATCAAGGATACTTTCGGCGGCATTGCGGACTTTTTCTCGGGGAACGATAGCGACGAGAAGGGGGCGGAAGCTCCAGTTCGAGTAAACGATCCGAAGATCGTTCGTGTCAAGTACGATGCTCCGGTTGCCTACGCCGGCATGCCCTCGCAGGAAAGCTCGTCCGACACGCTCGCTCGATTAGGCGATGCGCTTTCGGGCTTCTTCAGTGAGACGCCTATGCAGGCAACTGTCGGGAGCTTTGCGGCGGCTAAGTCTGCAAGCGCAGGCCCGGGCGTGACGAACGACATGCAGATTCAGGTGACAAACAACATTCAGACGAATGGCAACCCTGAGGCCGTCGGGCAGGCCGTTGGCGGAGCGATGGACAATGCGTTGAGCCGTCGTAATCGCATGCTTGTGGCAGCGCAGTCAGGCGTAATTTCAAAGTGAGGAAATGATGGCCGAAGTTTGGGCAATCGTTGACGAGAATGCGCGGCCGTTCTGCGGCTACACGGCACTTGATGGATTCGAGGACAACTCGACAGCCAATGTTCCGACGGAGCCGCAGGAAAACGGGGCGTTATACGCTTATGACAAAGTGCCTCAGCCGTCCGAGTGTTCTGTCAGCCTCCTTTTCTCTGGCGACTATCAGGCACAGCAGGAAGCCGTTTCCAGGCTCGAGTCCTACCGGTGCGGTGTGCAGCTCTTTCGCATCCTAACGCCCTCTAAGGTGTATAGCCGCATGGCTGTCGTGTCGTACGGCTATACACGCTCGGCAACGAACGGAGCTAACGCGCTTGAAATCCATGTTGATTTCCGAGAGGTGCAATCGGCAAAGGTCGGCGGGGCGTCTGTTGCGTGGGCACCCAAGAGCGCCAATGCAGCGAACAAGGTGCAGACGGGGCAGGCGCAAGGGGGCCTCGTTGCCGATCTCTTTTCGCGAGGAAGATGATGATACGCATACCACTGCAGACGCTTCCTAATCAGGAGTTTTCCATCGTCCTTGATGGGCAAAACTGCGTCATAAATCTGCGGCAGATGGGCGGCTTTTTGTATCTCACGCTAACGGCTGATGAGGTCAAGATTTGCGACAGCCACGTGTGCCGCACGATGTCGCCTATCCCTGTGTGGAATACGCCTGATTTCGCAGGCAGGCTTTTCTTTCTTGACAGCGGTGGAAAATCCGCATCGCCTAAATACGATGCACTGGGCGACCGCTTTACGCTCAACTACGCGACGGAAGAAGAATGGCGAGCACTTACAGCTTAAAGGACATCCGAGTAACCATCACTCTTGACAAGAGCGGTGTGAACAACCAGCACACCTTCCAAGGCTTTGCCACGAATGTAGCAATCTCAAAGACGGGGGGCGTGGATTTCGCGACGGCGCAGGTTGAGATTTACGGGCTGTCGCTCGACACAATGGGGCAATTGACGACACTCGCCTTCAAGCCTCTCGGTCGTAGGTGGAATGCGATAGAGATCGCGGCCGGTGAGCAGGGGCAGGAGTTGCCTGTGATTTTTCGCGGGTGCGTCACGGTTGCATACGCCGATCTCAACGGTTCGAGCCCCGTGCTCAAGATAGAAGCGCAGGTTGGCGCATACCCGCTCCTCGAGCCCGCGTCGACTGTGAGCGTGCAGGGGTCTCAGGACGTCGGGGACTTTATCAAGTCTCAGAGTGCGCAGGCGGGGTTCGAGTATCAAAACGACGGTGTGCAGGCAACGGTTTCTGACATGACGGTCTACGGAGACCCGATCACAAAGATGAAAACGGTTGCGAATGCCGCAGGCGCGGACATCATCTTTGATGACGACAAGACGATCGTTGTGCCGAAGGACGGCGTAAGGCGTGCAGAAGGCGGCGTGCCCGTTGTCTCTGCTGACACAGGGATGATTGGGTATCCGACGTTTACGAACACGGGCATCCAGTGCAGGACGTTTTTCCGTCCAGAACTACGAGTGGCGGCGGCGGTGAGCGTGCAGACGATCGTCCCTCATGCTTCTGGCGTATGGAAGATCACTCAGCTTCAACATTCTTTGAGCGCGCACAACCCTGGGGCGAGTTCTTGGGAAACGTCCTTTGATGGCATGTGGTTAGGAGAATGAGATGTCAGAGTATGCACAGCCGCAGAACGCGTTTACATCGGGCTCACAAATCAACGTCCTGGATTTTCTGATTCGCTCGGTCATCAAGGGCATGGTCAATACCGCGATTCCCGTGCGAGTGGACACGATCACGCGTCCCGGTGATGGCGCGGGCGCTGGATACCTGAGCGCGACGCCGCTAGTCAAGATGCGAAGTGCGTCCGGCAAGGCGCTCGAGCCTGTCTCAATTCCTAAGCTCAGGTGGTTTCGCCTTCAGCACGGCACGGCCGCACTGATTTGTGACCCGAAGCCTGGGGACGTTGGTTTGGCTGTCTTCGCACAGCAAGACGTGTCGACGCTTACGGGCGGAAACGAAGCTGTTCAACCGGGTAGCTTCCGATGCTACGACATGAGCGACGGGTTCTACTTGGGCGGTTTCTGGGGGCAGACTCCGACAACTTTCGTCAGGGTCGAAGACACTGGGGACATAACAATTACGGCACCGAAAACCGTGACGATCAATACGAACGTGGAGACGATCAACGCGAAATCATCGTGCACCGTCAACACGGCTACGGCGACGATCAATGCGAGCTCCAATTGCAAGATCGACACCCCCGAGACCCACATCACGGGCACGCTGAAGGTTGATGGAAAAATCACAGGCTCGGGCGGCCTAGCAGTCTCAGGTGGCGGCGGGGCTACGGTTTCGGGTGATGTTGTGGCAGACGGGATCAGTCTGAAGGGGCATGTTCACACCTGCCCTGACGGCACAACCAGCGCGCCGAAGTAACCTAAACAATTTTTTTTAAAGGTTCGCATGTGACGCATACAGCCTACACAGCAGAGCTTTCGTCAGAGTGGGACTTACAGCTTGACGGAAACGGGAATGTCGCGATGGTTCGCGGAACTCCTGCAATCGTTCAAAACATCTGCAACGAGGGGCGGCTTTTCTACCACGATGCCGTCTTTCGGTGGGATCAAGGGATCAAGTGGTTTTCGGACCAAATCGCTCAGCCGATACAGGAAGCCATTACAACGGAAGATTTGCGTTCGGCGGCATTGAGTGTGCCAGGCGTGCTTACGGTTGAGTCGGTTCTACTAAAAGCGCTTGATACAACAACACGTGTTTTGAGCGCTGAGGTACAGGTAACAACAGAGGGCGGCAGTTATGGCACAGCTAGAATTTAACGCGGATACTGGGGTGGTCGTCCCGACCGTTAAGGAGGTGCGAGACGACGTCGCCTCGGGCTTTCAGGAGGCCTTTAAAGTCAGTGACTCCGACCCGCTCCTAAACGTGGATTCGGCATCGCCCATGGGGCAGGTCGTGGACTTGGTGACGACTGAAGTTGCGGCTAAAAATCGTGAGGTGGCTTTCCTCGCGAACCAGCTCAATCCGAAGACCGCAACGGGGGTTTTCCTCGATGCCCTAGCCGCGCTCTATGGGCTCACTCGCAAGATTTCGGAGCCGACGGTCGTCGTCTGTACGTGTACTGGGTTGAAAGGCACTGTCATCCCCTACGGCGCGATTGTGCAGGATACGCAGGGCAATCAGCTCCGACACGCAGTGGCCGGCGGGGTGATGATTCCGGATTCTGGCAGCGTCGACACTCAGTTTTCCTGCGTGGAGCACGGTGCCATTGAGATCGGCGCAAAGACCGTGACGCAGATCGTGACGGTCATTGCGGGGTGGGATTCGGTGACGAACGCCGCTTCGGGGAACACCGGTCGAGACGAGGAACCGGACGGCGAGCTACTCAATCGCATGAAGCAGAGCTATGCGATCAATGCGAACGGGACTGTTGAGAACATGCAGTCCAATTTGGCCGCGCTTGAAGGCGTTCTCGACTGTGTGGTCTTGGAAAACTATACGAACGAAACCCAAACCCAGTACGGGATATCGATCAAGGGCCACAGTGTGGCGGTCTGCATTGTCGGCGGGGATGATGACGATATTGCCCGCACGATCTTTGAGCGCAAGAGCGCGGGGTGCGGGACGGTGGGCGACACTCGGGTTACGTTCATTGACACCGAGCATTTCAACGCGTCTTATGTCTATAACATCGTCCGGCCGACGGCGGTGGACTTTACCGTCAAGGTGACGTTCTTCAGCGGCGACATGGACGCCACGACGCAGGCAAACGTTAAAGCGGCGATCATCTCTGACTTCCTTGGGGAGCTCAAAAACGCCCGAGTGAAGCTCGCTACGACGGTTTACGCAAGCCGATTCTATAAGTGCATTCAGGACGTGACGGACGCCCCAATCAAAGAAATCGTCATCGGCATCGCTGGGGGCCCACAGTCCTCTAGCGTTGACGTGCCTGCGAACAAAAGCCCGACGTTGTCGGCAAAGTCAATCACGCTTGCTTTCGGGGGCTGATGATGGCAGAAACACAGACGTGGGAGGACATCCTGAGCGTTGACTGCGTTCAGAACATGGCCGACTTTGCCGACATGTCGACGGACGCTATTCAGTCCCAGTACTCGCACGCGACGCGCATCGGGCAGAGTGCATCGATGCTCAGGGACAAGATCGATGCTACAGAGTTACTCGAAAGCCTCCAGCAAACGATTGCGGACATGCGAACGGCTAAGGGGGTGTACCTTGATTGGTGGGGCACGCGCGTAGGCGTCAGCCGCTTACTGAAAGTCGGCTCGAATTTCACGCGGTTTGATGACGACTACTACCGATTCCTGTTGTTTTATCGTGCGAGGTGCAATCTTTCGAACGCAACTGCCGCAACGATGAACAACATGCTCAGTCAGTTGACGGATACCAAGGTGTTTGTAGTTGATTACCAGAATATGTCGATCAATTCGATTGTCATCATTGGAAACATTAGTGACTTGCAAGCGCAAATCCTTGAGGTGTATGGGCTTTTGAACCGTCCATCGGGCGTGCTGACGAATTTTTTGATCATTTACCCAGACGAGCAGATTTTTGGCTTTGAGGGAAGCGGCTTGCTTCCCTTTGACCAAGGCGTGTTCAATCCTGGGCGAACGATCGGCATATGAGCCAATTCCAAAAGCAACGAAACCCCACAGGGCGGGCACCCTGTGGGGTTTTTCTATGGCCTCAAAATGGGTGAGGACACATGAACAGAACACCTAAAAGGAACGCAGGTGCTCAATGACTGACATTTTACTTCAATTAGCGGAGGTGTTGCGTATGGCTAGCGAACTCCCGATTGTTGCGGCGATTCCTCTCTATGGCATTGCGTACTGTGGTTTTGCATACGTTCTTATCGTTGTTTTAGCTCGGTTACGTCGGCTGATCAAAGAGTGGTGAACCAAAAAAGTTAACCCCACAGGGCTGCAACCTTGTGGGGTTTTTTAGTCCCTCAAGAACAAAAGGAGAAGGGAACTATGCGAAAGATTATAACCGCGATCACTACGGCGGTGGTCATCAACAAGATGGTGAATTTTATGACGAAGAATGAACCAGGCGTCGAATTAAATATTGGGTTTCGGATTTTCCGTATTGCCGTGTGGATAACCGCTACAACAGGATGTTTGGCATTGATGGCGTGGTTAGTCGCGTTTGCGTGGGCTGAGATTAGAAGTCTTATTTAGGATGGAAAAGATGAGCAAATATCCTCAAACTTTACTTTCGTGCCCCATTGCCCAAGATGGTGACAGAAGCGCCGTTCCGGTGACGGCGCTTGAGGCAGGAACGGGTAGGCTATCGCAGGAAGAGGGGTGGGGCAAATGGAACTCCTTGCCGATCGGTGAGGGCGGCATTCCTCCGAAGCGAGACGACTTCAATTCGGTTCTCTACTTGCTTTCGTCGTTCCTTGTTTGGTACCAGCAGGGCGGCATAATGCAATACTCGGCGTCGCTTCAATACGAGCCGGGAAACGAGGTATTCAGCAATGGCGTCAAGTATCGATGCTTAATCGCGAATGGGGTAGGCACGGACAAGGGAGTGGTGGCACCGGCCGCTGACAAGACGGTTTGGAGTAATCAGGATTTGCCTAGCGTCCTTGCGGGGCAGGTTACGCCTTTCTACAACTGTAAGCTGGGCGGGTCGGACGGAAGAAGGCTAATCCCGTGGGGAAGTACCGATGCGTATGAGGCTTATGTTATCTGCGACGGCGGCAGCGATGGGCGCGGCGGGAACGTCCCCAACCTCGTCGACAAGTTTTTACTCCCGAGCACTGTTGCGAATGCAGGCAAGACTGGCGGAAGCTTGAGCCTTAAGGTGCCGGGGGTAACGGTCAACGGTACGGTAGGATCTACGGTTTTGACGGTCGAGCAGATGCCCGCGCACACGCACACAGGCAGTTCATCGACTGCGGGCGCGCATACGCACACTCGCGGCACGATGGAGATTACAGGCGCGATCCCCGTGGACGATCACAAGATCCGCTATGTCGAGGGGGCCTTTTATCAAAACGGGAACTATTCCAACTGCGACAACCGCGACTCAGAAAACGGCTCTCCTCGCGCGTCCTTTGCGGCTTCGAGAACGTGGTCCGGGGAAACGTCGTCTGGCGGCTCGCACTCGCACACGATGAATCTAAACTCGACCGGTGGCGGGCAGGGGCATACGCACACAATCACGAGCTCATCCGAAGCGCAGACGCTCACGCTAGACCGTCCGCCGTTCTATCGGCTCGCTTATTTTGTCAAACTGCCGGAGTAGTAAGGCATGGCATCAAAAGAATTTCATTTCCATTACGTCAAAACGCCGACCGGAGCAATAAGTGGGCAGTCTGTCCTTACGCAGACAGAGGACGCGATCAATGACCTCGGCGACTATATGTTCGAGGCTACGGGCGACGCGACCGAGGCGTTGAATAAGGCTACTGAAGCGCTCAACACGGCGAATACGGCTCAGCAAAATGCGGCCGAGGCGCTCTCCACTGCGAATTCTGCGCTTGGTAGCGTCAATACCTTAACCATCACCGTCAATTCGTGGGATGAGCGCATCAAAAAGGCTGAGAGCAACGCGGCTAATGCCGTCACTGCGGCGACTGATGCATCTAATAATGCCTCTCAGGCTGTCACAACGGCCAATTCTGCGCTCAATACGGCTCAGCAGGCCGTCACGACGGCCAATGCCGCGAAGACGACGGCTCAGAATGCAAGCGCTGCGGCTACTCAGGCCGTGGGCACGGCCGACGCGGCGAATGCGACGGCGGAAGAGGCGAAGAAGATTGCTCAGCAAGCCGTTACCGACACTGACGGCATTCGCGATGAAATCAACCAGAGCATGGTCTTGATTACCCAGAAGGTAAACGAGGCTACGACTCAGGCGCAAAATTCCGCGTCCTCCGCCGCCCAATCACAGGCCAATAGTGACCTTTCTAAGCGGTGGGCGACATGGACGACGGGCGTAGAGACCGAAGACGGCACGGACTACACCGTCGCCGATGACAGCTATTCGTCCAAGTGGAATGCTCAGCTCGCTCAGGCGTGGGCGGTGAAGACTGACGGCAAGGTGACGGAAAACAACCTGCCTGATGGAGCTGAGATCGATTATTCGTCGAAGTACTACGCTCAGCAGGCGAAGGCTAGCGCTGACGCGGCTGATGCCTCTGAAGCCTCTGCGCTCTCTTCGAAGAACGCGGCGGCATCGAGCGCGGCGGCGGCCAAGATTAGTGAGACGAATTCGAAGGCTAGTGAGACTGCGGCCAAGTCTTCACAGGATGCGGCGGCGTTCAGTGCGTCTGCTGCAAAGACGTCGGAGACAAATGCCCTTGCGTCTAAGGACGCGGCGGCTACGAGCGCAAGCGCGGCCAAGACATCAGAAACGAACGCCAAGACTTCCGAGACTAATGCAAAGACGTCCGAGACTGCGGCGGCCTCGTCCAAGTCCGCGGCGGCATCCAGTGCGTCAGCTGCAAAGACGTCGGAGACGAATGCCGCGTCGTCAAAGGCGGCCGCTGCTTCGTCTGCTTCTGCCGCGTCAACCTCGGCTACGAATGCCTCTAACTCGCAAAAGGCCGCTGCGTCTAGTGCTACCTCAGCCGCTAACGCGCAGAAGGCCGCAGAAGCCGCGCGCGATCTCGCTCAGCAATATGCGTCGCAGAATGCGCATGCAGTTGTTTACGATGCGCAGACGCTCACGGCAACCCAGCAGGCGCAGGCGCGAAAGAACATCGGGGCAATTTCGGCGGCCGAGGCTCCCGCACCCGACCTGACGCCGTACCTCACGAAGGACGCCGCCGCCTCTACGTACTTGGGCATCTCGGCCAAGGCGAAGTCTGCCGCGACGGCAGACCGCGCTACGGCGGCGAACTCGGCGAAAGAAGTGCCTTGGACCGGTGTCAGCGGGAAACCTCAGCTCATCCCCGGAACGGGTGACGCGGGAACGATCAAGACATACGAGACCGTTGTGGCGGCAACCACCGTGTCAGACACGTCGGCGCGATCTATGAGCCTTGCCAGTGGCGGCACGCTCACGGTCAACAACGGATCCGCTAACAAGGCATGGATCACCGTCGTGGCGTTGGCGGGGTCCGCAACGATCACTCTTGGCAGCTCTTGGTCGTGGAGCGGTTCTGCTCCGACGCTTGCCAAGGGGCTTGTGACGCTTGCATGGTACGGGACTTTTGGCGTTGCCACTTTCACCAAATTCGGGAGCTAACCGATGATCAAGACATGGACGTACAACGGCGTTGCCTACCACTCTGAATGGCAGGTGCGTCAGGAAGTTTTCAAGAAGGATCGCGTGTCCTTCGGAGAAGCACCGGAAGAAGGCAAGGTTGAATTCTGGGCTCAGTTCGGGGTGGCCTATACAGAGGAAGAAGACCAGCCGGCACCAGAGCCGACCGTAGAAGAGAAAGCGGCGCAAATTCGCTCCCGTCGCGACCGCCTGATTCAAGAGTCGGATTTCTACATGATGCCCGACTATCCCGCGACAGAGAAAGGTTTGGAGGCAGTCAAGAACTACCGGCAAGCATTGCGTGACGTGACCTTACAGGAACCGTTCCCGCACAGCGTTCAATGGCCTGAAGTGCCCGCAGTGCTGCTGAAGCAGCCAGAGAAGGAGGCAACGTTTCAGATGCTAAAACAATAATAGGGGAAGGTGATGTTTGCCAGTAAACTATTGTTGGTTTCAAATGGAGAAGGTATGTATATTTTTCAACCAAATACATCGGCGAAGGTGTCAATTAGAACAGGAAAACAGCCCCCGTCACCGCAAACTATCAACAAGCTTTGTTATTTAAAAAGGTTTGTTTGGAGAAATACATACGGCGATGGGAATCATACGGTTCAGATCGTAGCGCCTTCTGGAGAAGTAGTGTTGAACAGTAGTCAAAGTCGAGGAACGATTGAATTTAACGATTATGGCTGGATTCCTAAAGGCTCTGTAATTAAACATTGGGGGAATCATGTTGACTGGACGTATTTCGACGAGTGGTTAGCATATGAGCCCGAGGCAGTTTCAATAAGCCTTGATGATGTGACTAGGATATTGTAAGTAGTTCGGGCGAAACGCCTGATATCCTCTCCTTCCTTTGGGCCGGAGAGGACATCACCACCACATTCCTGTACCTAAGTGAATTGCGTAGGTTTTTTCTGTTATTTGAAAATTGCCATGAGCTCTTTCTGGCGAGAAATACGTTCTAGGGAATATGTGTACATCATCGCCGAACGTGAGTTGTTGCCCGTGGAGTTTTATTCCGTAGAAAATCCTTGTGATCTTGCTGATGAAGCGAACATTGGCAACATAAGAATATGCTTTTCTCAAATGAATAAATCGGTACCAGTCGAGAAGTAATCTTATGTAGGGATGATGTTGTTTGGCGCCAATTGTGGATGTTGCTATTTGGGTTGGCGCTTCAAGGCAGAAAAAACAGCCCAGATGAAGTAAATCGTCAAAGCCATTAATGACTTTGACGTCAGTGTCTAGGTATACGCCGCCATAATTATATAAGGCATGAAGTCTTGCTACGTCAGAAACGAAGGCCCAGCATTTCTTTCGCAGCGCTTCTTGGGCGTATGGATAAAGTTCAAATGGAAAATTTGATTCATTCCACAGCTTGAATTCCCAATCTGGGTGAATTTTGTGCCAAGAATCAATGCACCGTTGACATGGTTCAGGGATTGATGCTGGTCCAAACCAAGCATAGTGAATGACTTTTGGGATTTTCTTTGGCGGAAGGTAGTCGTGCCTAGAAGGGGATAGTTTTTCGCGCAGGTAAAACTCCGCTAAGTCTAGATGGAGAAAGCTGTTAACAATGAAGTTTGGTGTGCGGGGGGGAAACATATTTGATATGGATGCAAAATGGACTACGGTTGCCAAGCAAGCCGTAAGCAGGGGATGTACCCGTAATTTTATCTCACCGCCTTCGGGCGGTGTTTTCATATGTGGAATTTGATTGTCAAGGCGCTGAAAGATGCGCTCAAGGAAAAGGTGACTGAAATGACGAAAGAAGAAGTGAAGGAATGGCTCGACAAGCTCGGCGTCAAGGTCGAGGAAGTGACGGACGAGCTCATCGCCAAGGTTGAGGCCCAGAAGGCTCTGCTCGATGCGGAGACGCGTCGGAAGACGCGCCTCTTCTGGGGCCCGGTCGGCTTCATTGCTGGGGTGCTCTGCACGTGGCTGTACAACGTCCTTTTCTGAGGAGAGATACAAAAACGCCCCCGCATGGAAATGAGGCATCCAGCGGGGGCGCATCTTACGGGCGGTGAAGGCGTGACAGAAGGTCTCTCGCTAGAACGTCACGCCTTCGTAGTAAGTGCTCGATCAGAACTTGTGGACGAGGCCAACAGCGGCCTGATAGGCTTCAGGCTTATAGTCGAACTTATCGTTTGCCGCATCGACCTCATCCTTAAAGTAGCCAAGGTCGGCATAAACAAGGGTACGCTTGGAGAGCGGATATTCGTAGCCAGCACCAAGGACAAAGCGGGTGACATCGATCTGGCGGCCCGACGTGACAGTACCGTTTGCTTCAGAAGCATATTCGGCATCCATGTAACCAACCATGGCATGAGCCGTGCCGGCGAAAGCAGGCATAGAAGCACCGAGCGTCAAGCCGTAACCGTCATAGTAGCGGTCAAGATTGGCCTTGTGGGTGACCTCTGCGGCCCACGTACCGAGCAAGTCACCGATCTTGCCGTCCTTAAAGTAGCCAACGGCAACAAAGGGTTTGACCATACCGAAGTCATAAGAACCGCCCACCGTAACACGATACGTGTCATCGACATCACTGGTCGTCTTGGTAGTGGAGTCATAAGACTTCTTATTGATCGTATCAACAATACCGATAACATTGAGGCCGCCAACGGTGTAGGTGGCACCGAGAGCCGCGTAACGGTTCGTGGACGACTTGTTTTCGTGACCGTTTTCACCGAAGGAGTATTGGGCGTAGACCTTGAAGCCCGCAAAATCAGGCGTGACATAGGTCAACATGTTGTCATAACGAGAATCGAAACCGGCGCCCCAGAGCAAGCTCTGGTTACCGACATCACCCCAACCAGTGCCGAACGGGTTGAAGTTGCCAATGGCATAGGAGCCAGCCGTACCATTGAGGATGCCAACGCGGCCCGCGGACAACGTACCGAAGTCGCTCGTTACAAAGAGGTTGGCTTCGCGGTCAAAAAGCTTATTCGTGGTCTTGAGAGCGCCGTCGTCAGAGTTGAAGCCGTTCTCAAGAACGAAGCCGACCTTCATGCCATTGCCGAGGTCTTCAGTGGCCTTCAAACCAAAGCGGTTGCCCGTGGAGTTGCCAGAGGACATTTCGAACTTGGAGACATCATCCTGATTGGCAACGTCAGCATCAATATTGGTATAGCGAACGCCCGTGTCGATACGACCATAGAGCTGAACATCAGCAGCCTGAGCGGAGAAAGCAACTGCGCCGAGAACGGCAACAGCAACGAGAGATTTCTTGAACATGGTAAAGAATCCCAAAGAAAGTGAGTGAAAGAGGCTTTTGTCAGAAGCCTGAGGGCATCCTACGAGGCGGGGAAAAAGTTCGCAATTCCTTCCTTCCTTCCTTCCTTCCTTCCTTCCTTCCTTTAACTTGTTGAAAAATATGGAGAAATGCGAAAGCGAGGTGTTTTATTGATGAGATGAAAATAGGTAGTAACCCTGTTGCTGTAATGAGACAAAGAGCGGTTTCTGGAAGGGCTATGTCTTCACGTGCGCGTGTGGCCCAGGTGACTGCTCCCCGTCCGATTTGAAACCAACCTGAAGCTCCCTCGAGGTTATGTCTCGGGGGCTTTTTTGTGCGCGTGTTCTTGAAGTCTCGTTAGAGACTCAAGGCATGCGGGAGGTTATATGCCATACAGAGATTTAAGTGACGGCCAGATATTAGCCGCCGCAGGTGGTTTTGCGACGATCTGCGGCTGGCTTTCGTACCTGCTGAAGGTACAGGAAGGAAAGGCTTTCACATGGCGAGAGTTTTTGCTTCATGGTGCGATCAGTGCTGTGTGCGGTCTGATCTGCTACGAGGTGCTTTTTTACGAAGGGTTCCCGCCGCAGCTGTGTGGGGCCCTGAGCGGCATGGCTGGGTGGGGTGGAACGAGGTTGATACGTCTACTCGAAGTCGTTCTGCAGAAGCGCCTTGGCTTGGATAAGGAGGATTTGAAATGAAGAACTTTGGCGAATACGCGCCCGAGTCCGCGATGGACTTCATCGAGGCGTGGGAGGGGTGCCGCCTGCAGGCGTACAAGTGCCCGGCCGGCATCTGGACAATCGGCGTAGGTCACACGAAGGACGTGACAGAGCACGACGAGATCACTTATGAGCAGTCGAGGGAGCTACTTCGACAGGACATCGAGGAGGTCAAGCGAGGGCTTGCCCCTTTCGTCAATGTTCACGTGACTGAAGGGCAGTTCAATGCGCTGGTGAGCCTGGCTTTCAACGTGGGCGCTAGCTACGTCGTGCACCAGTGCCCGCGTCTGATGCGTTCGCTCAATGCGGGCGACGTTGAAGCCTGCGCCCACGAATTCCTCGACATCAACCGGGCAGGCGGCAAGGTGCTCGCGGGACTGACCGAGCGCCGCCGCGCCGAAGCAAAACTCTTTCTCTCGGAGGTCTGAACATGGTCTATCTGAAGTGGTTGGCGCTCATGCCCGCGTCGTTCATCATGGCCATTGTTGGCCGCCTCCTCGCACCGATCCTGCCGTTCTTCGTGGACAAGGAAACGCACCGCCTGCCGAATTGGCTGTCGTGGTTTGCCACTGATGACAATGATGCGGACGGGGATCAGGGGCACTGGGAGCGTTGGCCGGGCACTGACCCCTGGTCGACGTACAAGCGCCGCGTCGCATGGCTCCTGCGCAATGTCTGCTACGGCTTCGACATTCAGGTTTTGGGCGTTCCCGTCCACACCACCGACGACTGGGAGGTGACGGGCAACGAGGACGCTAGCGACACGAACGGCGTCTCGGGCACGTGCCGCAGGAAGTGCAGGCGCGACGGAAAGCTCATCGCTTTCCAACTCTATTACATCAAGCACTATCGCCTGTTCGGCAGGCCGTGCTGTGTAAGGCTCAACCTCGGCTGGAAGCTGTGGGGATCCCGTGACAAGTGTGCTCAGTACGTCGGGATCTACCTGAATCCCGTGAAGGGATGGAAGCTGTGAGCTAGACGCCACAGAAGTGAAAAAGCCGCTCGGTTGTGGCGACCGAACGGCTCATAAGACCCAAAACGCGAAAGGTGTCTATGGGAGACATTTTACCAAATTTGATTGCCGCATTGCGGCTTGGAGAGTTGATGATGGAAGAGGAACTGACGTGGCAGGCTGTCGGGATGTACGTCGTTTTCTTGGCGCTCGGGGGCGTAGCGATTGCGTGGGGAATGGCGAAGGCAGTCAAGGCGTGGCGTGACGCGTTGAAATGATGAGGAAATGAGATGACTTCTTGGATGAAGGCGACGGGTTCTGTCGCAGCGGGCGTCGGGATCTTCGTCGCCGGCTACCAGTATGCCGCCGCGCTCTACGGCGAGGACATTGCCGCCTTGCGCGAGGACTACGCTACTCGGGCGCAGTCGCTTGAGATCAAGTACAGGGAGAAGGAGAGAACCTATGCGCAAAGCTTGGTGGATGCATGGGAGGCCCGGGACAAGGCGCTTGCTCGCGTCGACGATCTTGGCGCTGATCTTGAGCGGGTGCGCAAGCAGGCCGCCGATGCAAAGCGTCGACTGTCCGCAGCAGCCGGCGGTGCCTGCAACGCTGAAAGAGAGCAGCTTGCCCGATGCGCGGGCTTACTCGAAAGAGGCACGGAGTTGGTTCGGCGAGGTGTCGAGCTTTCTGAGCGGACTGCGATAGACAAGGATGCTATGGCGATGATTGTGAGCCAGTGATGTGCTAAACTCCATGCAACAACACTCGGCACGCCTCTCGATTGACGCGCAACCCGCCGAGTTACCCGCCCCTAAGAGCCAAAAACCGCCTCGGAACCTAGACGTCAGTCCGTTGCGGACTCAGGTGCAACTCCTGAGAGGGGAGCCAATTCCATGCCCTCGATTCATTGCCGATTCGGGGGCATTTTCGTGGCGTCACGAAAATGATGGGTGAGAAAATGGGGTAGGCGTCTAGATCCGCTTTTTTAGCCCCGAAACCGTTGCGGCGCAACGTTTGAGGGATGGCGCCTATAAAAACTTCGTTAGACGAACATTTAGACGAAGACACCGTGTGATAGTTGGGGTACAAGCTGTACCCTAGCTGGCGTTGGTGGGGACAAACTGTCCCTAGGTGCGACGAACTGTCCCAAAATTCGGGGTTGTATACTTCAAAGTGTACTTCGAGTGTACTCAACGGAGTTTGCGTATACCGAAAGGGCGTTTTTGGGTACACAACGTCGACCATTTTACCAACGATGGTAAAATGATCAGAACAACACCGCGCAAGCCTAGGTAATTATGTAGAAATCTACATAATTAAAATGCTCACTCCGCGCGGTTTCCTATACGGGCTACGATAGTACCTGCGCTCGACCATGAGGAGTGCCGAGAAATCCTGCCCACGAAAAAGCCCCACTTACCTTCGCTGGTAGGTGGGGCGCTTTTTTTTGTGCCTGTCGGTTTTGATCAGTAGATGATGCCTTGACTCGGGCCGCCAAGCCCACGCCGGCCATTGCGGCCGACACCGAAAGAGCACAGGAAGAGGAGGGGAGATGTCAAAAGGCTCGTTGGGTACGGGGTTCGAGTGATATACTCAAATCCATGCTTGTATCGACCTCGCAACTTCGGTGGGCAGTATGGCTGAAGATAAAATTTTCTCTGGGATGAACCTATGTCGGGAATCCCTGGGTGATCACATAAAGACATTTTGCGAAGCAAACGGTTTTGGCTACGAAATCAACGAAATGCCTTCCGCCTGTAAAAGAGTTACCTTTGGAAGAGCAGGCGAGCGACCGGCAATGGTCAACCTTTTTCTCAATAGTAATGGCACGACGACCGTTCAGTACAAGATTGGAAAGAACCAAAAATTGGGTCTATCGCTGGCGGAGTACCTAAAGGGGACGATTAATCCAGAAGAGCTCGAAACCGTCAATCTGGTGCTAACCAGCATCTTTGACGATGACGTTGATCTAGCGTTCTCGGGCATCGACGATCTAAATTTTTCGGTTGAGGTGAAGTCGAGCAGGAACGCTTCCGTTTGCAGAGAGATCGTTTCCAAGCATTTCTCGGATCGCCTGGTTGTGACGTACCACGCGAGCACGCACAAGCTTCAAATTCAGGGCCGGCCGCTTTCCTGTTACAAGGCATTTGTGTACTGTTTGGCGGAGGTGCTGGACAAGACGGGGCTCGAAAAGGTTTTGACCCGCTGTGGAGACGACGACCACCGTGTGGGTTACGTGCAGGAAAGCGTGGCCGAGGTTGGGCTCAAAGCGGCTATGGGGAGCGCATACGAAAAGCTGGACGAAGTTTCGAGGCGCTTGCTCCTGTCTGGGCTATGCGTAAAACTCGCATCCCCGTCCCTTCCAGATTACTCGTTGCTGCTGTACCCAGAGCTTCGCGTCCTCGAAGGAGCGATGAAAAGCCTCCTGAGCAAGCTAGGAACCAATGTTCGGCACGAAAGTTTTTGTAAGGCTTTTGAAAAGTCCGGCGGGACTTACGTGCTGACCGTTCCGGCCGATAATAAGGCGAAAGCTGCGTTGGAAGGAGGGTATTGCTTCTACCACAAAGAGAGGCACACCTTGTTCCACTCAGGCATTGTTCCCGTGACAAACAGAGTGATTTCGACACTTTCAGAGCTGAACCAGCTTTCTGCAGAAAGTCAAAAGTTAATAAAAGAGATTTATGAGTTAATGTAATGTTTAACGTAAGAGCCTTAGATCACGGCAGCTTTCAAGCAATTGTTACTGCTATGAGCTACGAAAGCTCTCTTGATGACCTCCAACAGATCGAGCAGACATTAAGAGAGCTGCTCGGCGGTGCCCGGTACGCCAGCGTAGTTTGGGATTTGCTGTGCACCAACGGCCTGTCTTGGAACCGATTTTTGGTAGCGCGTTTCGACGGAGGGCGATTCGATTTGTCTTCTTTCAAAGATCTTCCTGAATCCGAGATCGATGAGAAGATTATTCAAGAGCAAAAAAGTTTTTTTCGAGAGAGTGGAGCTCTTGAAAATTCGGTCTTGTCGAAAGAGCAGGTTAACAGCGTCCTGGCCTAACAGGGAAACCCCATCCGCCGGAAAAGCAAATGGGGCTTGCTGTTATGCTTTCTTTTCGGTTGTCAGCGTGAAGGCCATGCCGAGCAGATCCATGGCGTCATCAAGTGCCTCCATGCTTGCGCCGTCCTTGGTGAGGTCTACGAGGCGCTGTGCTTGCGTCTGGGAGACCTCTAGCATGCGAGCCATGTCGGCGACGCGGTAGCGGTTGTTCACCATGTAGTTCCATAGCAGGATCTTGGCCTGCACTCGGGTTGGCACCCGGATCGGGAAGTCGCCTTCGGTAATCGGAGACGGAAGCGGGATCGGACGGCGCTTCTTCCGGTAGAAGAGTTCCATAGCGCCGGGCATCATTTCCGTCGCAAGCTCTGTAGCCTCGTCAACGCTGTCAGCGTCGAAAACACATTCGGGGAGGTCAGGGCTACTGGCTTCAAACTTACCGTTGGCCAGAGGTTTTACGTGAAGTCCGTAGAACATATAATGTCTCCTTGGAGGTGATCGCCTTGTGTGGACGCCTCCCCAGAACCACTGGGGAGGGCTTTGGTTAATTAAGAAGCGTTGTACTGATTACTTTTCAGTTCGGGGCTTCGGAGCCGATTTTCCTTCTTTGATCGTTCGTTTGAACTTGAATTTGATGATTCCCAAGTTGAGTTCGATCTGGAAGGTTTTGGTTTTTGACTTTATGTCCACATGGCATCACCTCCTTTTCATTAATAATTATACTGATTTAGCTTAAAAATGCAAGCGTAAACTGAGTGATGAGTGCAATTTTTTCACTCTCCTTGTGCTTTCGGCATGATCGTGTCAGCCCATGCCTGCATAACGGTCCGCCTTTGCTCGAGCAAATCAGAACGTTGATACGCTTGTTCGACCTCGTTGCCGGTTGCATGCATGAGGCTTTTTTCTGCAAGCACCTGGTCGATGCCGTTTTCTGCCGCCCAATCTCGGAAAGTCGAGCGGAACCCGTGCATCGTGCCGTGGCCGACCTTCTTCTGTAGCACAACGCGCGGCGTCTCCAGTGAGATGTGTGAACCTGCTGAGCGGGCAAAGACACACTCGCATTTGCGCTCGATCTGGCTGAGGATGTAGACAGCCTGGTCAGAAAGCGGCACGCGATGCGGATAAGGCTTCTGGTCCTTCCGGCGCTCTGGCGGCACGGACCAGACTCGGGCATCGAAGTCGATCTCGTCCCATCGCGCCTTGACGAACTCCCCGACGCGTGAGGCGGTCAGGATGCCGAAGACAATCGCGCTCGCACTGATCGACTTGGGTGGGTTCCAGTCCTCGAGGAGCGCCCGAGTCTCATCAAGGGAGAGCGCCTCATGGTGCTCGACCTTCTGGACACGAGAAGGTGGCGGCAGAAAGAGGTCGAGGTTTCCCCTCCACGTCGCCGGGTTCGCTGCGACTCGCTTGCCTGTTGCGATCGCGTAGGAGAAGACTGCCTCGATCCTGCCGCGCAGACGACTCGCGGTCTCGGACTTGGAGTCCCAGATCGGCCTGAGGACGGCAAGGACGTCGTCGCGCGTGATGTCTTCGACAGGCTTCGGTCCAAGCACTGGAAGGGCGTATGTCTCGAGCGTTGATTGCCACTGCGCTCGATGCTTTGCGTTCCTCCAGCGCTTCGCGTTCTCAATGGTCGGCAGCGCCTCTCGGAGCAGGTCAGCGAAAGTGTACGCGGCCTTGTCAACCGATCCGGCGTCTCGCATGGATCGGAGCTTTTCTTTCTTGGCGGCCTGCGGGTCGACGCCAGTCTCTAGGAGATGATGGTACTCGGCGGCCTTTGCCCGGGCCTGCGTGATCGTGATGCCTGACACCGGACCAAGGGAAAGCTCCTTGCGCTTCCCGAGGATTGTGTAGACAAAGTAGAACGTGGGGCGCTTGCCCTCCCGTTGACGGACGTACAGACCCCTATCGACTCTGTGCATGCCCTCTGGCAGGCTGTTGATGTTTTTTGCTGTAACTTTCATGGGTGAGAACCTTGGCCATAAAGCTGGCCATAAAGACAGGCGGCGAATTTTCGGCGAGTTCGCGTCGCACGTTTGTCGCCAACCCTGTCATAGTACCTCGCTCCCCGTTGATTGGCACCGTTTTCGCGCCAATTCTGTCGCAGTTGTGTCGAGGGCGTGGCGAGGTGGTTCTACGGACACCGCTTCCGCCAATGGAGCTATACCTGGTCGACTGAGGGGCGGTCCTACTACTGTGCGTTTGGGCCGCATGTAGACCAGTCAGACAACGTACAGACATGTAGTACGATTTGGAGCACGTTTCTTAGCGCTGAAACGTGCTCCATTTTTTTGCTTTTTTGAGTCCGGCGGCGTCAGAGGTCGTCTGGATCAGGCTCCGCGAGTCTGCCGCGCACGCTCGACGAATGCGAGGATCCACTGCCAGAGCGGCAGGAACCAGAGGTAGAACGCCGCGAGCACGCAGGCCGCGGGTGCGCCGACCGAGGCGATGGGCACGGCGCCCGCGATCGACCACGGGATGAGCGGCGCGATCACGATGACGGTGTTCT